ACTAGTGGATTATATCGTTGAAGTAAAAGACGTATTCAAGAACGTGTATCTAGTCTATGAGACATTCGATAATGCCAATACGGCATACCACTACAAGCGAATGCTAGATGACCAATACTGTGATGTTGACCCACAGCAGATCGTAATTACGTTAATTGAGCCGGAGTGAATATGAGTTTTGAATGGAAGTTGCCGCTTGAAGATCACAAGGGCAAGAAGGTAGAGTCGTTTCGTCATGACGGTGATACGACTTCAGTAAGGTTCCTAGACGGTACCCAGACTACGCTGTGGACTGATAGCGGTCATCAGTATGCTGATTCAGCTAAGTCGGCGCACGGCGATCCGGATGTAGACCATTGGGTGGTATCGACTAAGCCAGAGCCTAAGGTAGTCGAATACGTCCCTACTGATCCTGAAGTAGCAGCTAAGTATCGTGAGACTATCAACATCGCTAAGGGCTTCTACGATATCCTGACCGAGCGCGGCTATAGTGTCGTAGATCCCAGGAACGGCAACGTGCTCGAAGAGCTGTGCACTGTATCTATCATCAAGGAAATTCGACTTTGAGTAAGTTTGAATGGGTTCTACCCCTCGTTACTAACACTGGTAAGGAAGTCGATTACTTCAAGCCAGAGAACACCGTTTATGTCGACAAGTACATGCGGGTTCATTTCAAGGACGGTTCTTCGTCCACCTTCTTCACTGATACTGGTGACACCTACGTCAAGACCAGCGTCCATCATCAGAAGAAGGAGTATCTGATGAAGCCGGCTGCCGTTGTAGCTCCTAAGACGGATGCTGAACTGGCCCAACAGCTTCGTGATGCTGATATCGCCTTCAAGGCAGCATTCGACGAGCTGACTAAGCGTGGCTATACTATGGAAGACGAAGACGGCGATGTCGTAGATGATGTCTTCGTGGTCAGCCGGATCTATAAGGAGACCGTACTTTGAGCATCGAAGGTAATTTCGATTGGGATCGGCCGCTAGTAGATAACAACGGAAAGGATATCGTCTCCTTCCGTCCAGCTACTCAAGACGGAAGAGTAGTATATGCCGAGCGTGCTGATGGTACTACCGTCAGCGTCTTTAAAAAGACCGGCTGCAGTATGTATGATGTTGGCTCCAGCAAGTCTCAGTACCATACGTCACGGTTTGTTACCTACAAAGAGGATACGACGATTAAGGAAATGACTGACGCAGAGCTCGCTAAGGCAGCTCGTGAAGCTGATGCGGCTTATGGTAAGCTCCATCACGAACTCGAAGCTCGGGGCTACATCATCGAGAACGAGGATGGCGAGGAGCAGTCGTTCTACCATCTCGGCAGAATCTATAAGGAAGTCGACCTCTGATTACCGACCACCAACTGTCCGAGGCACTTGATCTTCTAGCTGAAGAGTGTCTCGAGGTTGCTCACATCATCAGCAAGATCCGCAGGTTCGGTCTTGAGTCTTACAATCCGTACGATTCGAGTGGTAAGTCCAATCTGGAACTGCTGCAAGACGAGATCGGCGACGTAGAGACAATCCTAGATTATCTTTATGAGGCTGGCACCATATCTACTATTGACATTACTGCACGTAAAGTGTATAAGAGGCTTAAGCTTCAGGAGTATAGTAGCTTATATGTTGGTTCCATTCTGCGTTAAGTGTGGTGACGAGTATAATCCCAGGCGTGCGGCTCTAGGTTACAGGACATGCCTCGAGTGTGGTTCACCTAAGTTCCAGCCGCCTATCATCCCTATGAGTAAGTCTAACTACGTCGTAGGGACGATGGATGATCTAAAGCAGTCCTACGGGGCCAAAGGTACATCGAATTATTCATGATGAAAGACCCTAAGTTCTACGTGACCGCAGTTGTGGTTGCGACTATTGCTGTATTAGCGATCCTCTTTCCAGAAGTAGCCTTAATTGCGTTAGCGATTGCATGCGGTATAGGCTTTGTTTGGGCAGCAGCGGCGCTGATCTACACCATCTTTTTCGATAAGGATGATGATCAAAATTACATGTGGTAAAATAGTCCTTGACATTAGTACCAGCTAGTGTTATAATCGGCACATCAAGAGGGATGGTATAAGTAGTCATAAAGTCAAGGACTTCTAATGACTACACCATCAGGTACTATTGGTGCTTCTAACATCAACACCGAATTGGGACGTAGCACTACGGCTACGCTCTCTTTAAACGATGCTGGTGTTAGAAGTCTAGCTGGCATTCCTAGCGGTACGATCGCATACAGCAGTCTTCGTGGTAAGTCTAATCTTCCTACGTTAACTCATCCACCTGGCACATACGATGCTTATGGATCGACGAGAGCATCTTTCACGATGGGTTCTTCTGCGGACGTCATCTGGAATACCTCGCCTAACAACGCTAGTCCATTCAGTGGAACAGCTTCTACTCAGTGGACTGCATCGATTCAGGCTGTGCCAAGGAACTCGGTATTCCTACCAAGGTCTATCACGTTCAGTGTTACCGCTTACACGATAGGCGGCACATATCTTGGTGCATGGACGATTAATCTGTACGCCGAGGGTACTCAGTAATATCGAGTTAAAATGAAGAAACCCTACGTTTTTAACTTATTCGCCGGCCCCGGTGTTGGTAAATCAACCATGGCGGCCGGCTTATTCTTCAAGTTCAAGAACGCAGGAGTTAATGCTGAACTTGCAGGTGAGTTCGCTAAAGATCTAACGTGGTCTCGAAGATTCCATACGCTGGAGGATCAGATCTACGTCTTTGGTAAGCAACACCATCGCATTCACCGATTGCAACAAGACTGTGATGTCATAATCGCAGACTCTCCGATCCTTTTAGGACTAGCGTACTCGGAGCACTACCCGGAATGTTTTCGTGACACCGTGTATTGGGCTTTCAATCAGTACAACAACATTAACTTCTTGCTTACACGTACCAAACCCTATAATCCCAAGGGTCGAAACCAAACTCTTCACGAATCTAACGAGAAGCATAAGGTTATCGAAGATCTTCTGAAGAAGTACGATGTCCCATACATCGAAACTACAGGAGACGAAACTGGGATGGAAGTTATTTTCAATTCTTTGAAAAAAGTCATTGACAAAACTTGAAGTTAGGTATATATAGAATCACATTGGGCCGGTAGCCAAGTTGGTTTAAGGCAGTAGGTTGCAACCCTACCATGCACAGGTTCGAATCCTGTTCGGCCCTCCACTATTTAATGCGGCTATAGCTCAGCGATAGAGCATCTCGTTGCCAACGAGAATGTCGAGGGTTTGATCCCCTCTAGCCGCTCCAAATAATGGCCTATGACTCAGCTGTTGACGAGCACCGCCTGTCTAGCGGATGTTGGAGGGTTAGATTCCCTTATAGGTCGCCATGGGGTATTAGCTCATCTGGGAGAGCGCCTGCCTTGCAAGCAGGAGGTGATCGGTTCGACCCCGATATACTCCACCATGATTTGTTGGTGTAGCTTAGTCTGGACTAAAGCAACGGTCTCCAAAACCGTGATCCGGGGTTCAAATCCCTGCACCTTCGCCATATAATGGAATAGAACATGACTTATATCGAGGAAGCTCGGGAGTTCATTAAACAGTCTACGCTGACTTCATCCGTCTATATCGGATGCGATTCGCAGAGGTTTAAGAAGAACGGTCTATTCTACGCCAAGTACAGCACTGTTATTATCGTCCATATGGACAGTAACAAAGGTTGTAAACTATTCCACGACTCTGTAGTAATGCAGGATTGGGGTAACATTAAGCAACGTATGCTTAATGAAACGATGTTCGCAGTTAATGCTGCATTTGAAGTTAAGGATGCCATCGGCGATCGGTACTACGAAGTCCATCTCGATATCAACCCGAACGTCAAGCATAAGTCTAATGTCGCTATGAAAGAGGCACTAGGTTATGTTATGGGCAATCTCGGTATCACAGCCAAGATCAAGCCTCATGCATTCGCTGCTATGCACGCTGCAGACCATCTGGTCCGTCAGGGTGGATAATGAATAAATGCTTCGGTAGCTCAGGGGTAGAGCAGTGGGCTGAAAATCTACGTGTCGGTGGTTCAATTCCGCCTCGAAGCACCATACTTTCTTCGCAAGAAGATACGCTGTTTGACAATTGAATAGATTAACATATTGTTAGGTTCTTTGCTGAACCTAACGTACCGGGTGTGGGTGACCGGTTTAACAACGCCCTCCAAGTTATGCGTCAGTAAGCCCCTCGGCTACGAACCGAGAGAAAGCTAATGGATGAAAATGCAGGTTCGACCCCTGTCTGGCGCTCCATCTATTGGGTCTTCTAAGCCAAGAACGTTAATTCAATGTGGGTATCGAATCCCACCCCAATGCCAATACCATGCCTCGTTAGCTCAGCGGTAGAGCAGATCCTTTACACGGATAAGGTCAGCGGTTCAATCCCGTTACGAGGTACCATTCATTCTCCTTAGGCCCTTCTGGTATGGGCGCTACGCTGTTAACGTAGTTGTTACAGGTTCGAGTCCTGTAAGGAGAGCCAATATCCTTACGTAGCTCAATGGTAGAGCAGTTGCCTGATTAGCGACCGGTTAAGAGTTCGAATCCCTTCGTAAGGTCCATCCAACAAGGACATCACCTCTGCTATAAGTGGTGTCCGTTGTTTCACTATGAGGTACTACATTATGAATAAGTTGATTGCTATCGCCGCCCTGGTTACTCTGTCGGCATGCGGCCAAGATCCTACTGGTTATCCTCAACAACAGGTTGTTCAACAGCCTTACTACAATCCAGCTCCGGTCGTAGTACATCACGTCAGTCCTCCTCAGGTCGTGCATCACTACTCGGCACCACGGACTGTCTATGTTGCACCTCGTCCAGTTGCACGTCCAGTCTATACTGCACCGGCTCGCGTCTACAGCGCACCACGGCCTTCGTATACGACTAGTGCTCCTCCTCGCGTAACCTACTCGACTCCGACTCCACGTCCTAGCTATAGCGCTCCACGTAGCAGCAGCTTCAGCAGTTCGTCCAGCTCGTTCTCGACTACGAAGCGTAAGTAATGAGCAACGTAGAAGATTTCATCGCCATCTATAAAGAGAATGGCAATGACATAGACTTCGAGGTAGATGGCGTAAGCTATAACATCATCGAAGAAGGTGATTGGGAACAGGATCATAAGTACCAACACAAGTACAGTATCGTAGAGTATAACGGTACGCATATCATGATCAACGAGAGTCGTTCTGGTTCCTATCACACTGATTGGTACTATAGCGATGCTCTAATCTACGAAGTTTATCCAGTTGATGAAACCCGAGTGGTTCGCACCTGGCATTCAACAGGACCTCATTTCGAGATCCCTGGCGAATAATACCATTCTCCCTTCGTCTAGTGGTAGGACAACAGTCTCTGACTCTGTGAACGGTGGTTCGAATCCATCAGGGAGATCCATATACGGAAGGCCAACCCGACGGCCGGCGACGGGACTTGTCTTGAAAACAAGCGAGCGTGATGAGCGCCTTTAGGGTTCGATCCCCTAGTCTTCCGCCATTATAATACAGTTCGTGCCGGCTTCACGGTGGACGGGCGGCTCTCATAAGGCTGCTTCTTTAGGGTTCGATACCCTTTGCCGGTACCACAAGTTTGAATGACCGTATAGCCGGTTAAAGTGAAAACCACCGCCATTCAAAACCATTACAATGGATCACTAGCTCAGTAGGTAGAGCAAGAGGCTTTTAATCTCAAGGTGCAGGGTTCGAGACCCTGGTGATCCTCCATAATATACACCATTAGCTCAATAGCGCAGAGCAACAGGTTCTTACCCTGTAGGTTGCGGGTTCAAATCCCGCGTGGTGTACCAAGATAGAACGGCTGTAACTAAACCACTTTACAGTAAGGGTAGGGCGTTAGGCTCTTCGCCGTTCCACGAGACGCGGGTAGGACAAGAAGGTTAGTCACCAGCCTCATAAGCTGGCAATCTGGGAGATTCGAGCACTCCACTCCGCAACCAACAATGGATGGTCAAGCAGGAACGGTTCCGGCCACTGTTTGCTAAACAGATGATGCGCAATAGCGTATAGGGTTCGATACCCTGGCCATCCTCCATTCTAGGATATATCATGCAGACGATCTACTACACTGCCACTGACAACGGTGACGGCAGTCTTGGTGTTAGTTTCTACGATTCGCAGGAAGCCATCGATCTGCTTGAAGAGCATGATCTCGAAGGTGCTCGTGGAGAAGGTGGTGGTTCCTTTACTGTAGATGGCACTGTCCACGGTCTTCATATCGAGACTATCGAAGATGTTAGCCAGTATCTGGTCGACATGGGATACCTTGAAGACGATGACTGATCGCATCTACATCTTCTTCACTAAAGACTATAGTGCTATCGGCGTGTTCCATGATATGGATAAGGCAAAGCATGAGCTAGGTCTTGAAGGACCTCTTCATAATCAGATCGCTTGGGTGGGAGTCTATGTTCCTAACTCTATGCTCCAACATGCTGTTCCTCTTTGGGAACCATGGGACTTTGTTGATAACTTTCCTCACTCAGGATAATGCCCGCTTAGCCGAATGGCAGAGGCAAGGAACTTAAAATTCTAAATTTGTGGGTTCAAGTCCCACAGCGGGTACCAATCGATACTCTCATAGCACAGCGGTCAGTGCCAGCTCCTCATAAGAGCCGGGTCGGGGGTTCGAATCCCTCTGGGAGTACCAACTTTCAGGATGATACATTATGGCATGGTCAATCGGCGTTATTCTTAATACCCTCGTTGTTCCGGAAGATGTGCAAGATAAGCTCATCGATCTCGTAGAACCTGAGGGTCACAATATCGATATCTGCGATGGTAAGATCGAGTTCGACTATGATGCTATGGAGCACATGGACTTCCTCTGGGATGATGAAGTACAGGTTCTTCTAGAGTCTGCAAACTCACACGGTGTCGTAGTCTTCGGCTCAGTCGAAGGTGATAATGCTGGCGACTTCTGGGGCTACAAGTTCCATGGTGATAAGACCATCCGCCTCTCTAAGAAAGAGAGCCTACAGCATCTGATCGCTGCTGTAGATTAACAGTTCATTCTTCCTTCGTCTAACGGCAGGACAGCGGCCTTTGACCCCGCCAACCTTGGTTCGAATCCAAGAGGAAGATCCAATACGTCCATGAAGCTCAACTGGATGAGCGTTCGCCTCCTAAGCGATTGGTTGCTGGTTCGAATCCAGTCATGGACGCCATCTACGAGGTCTTATGCAAGTCGTCAACTTGATTGTATCAGTCGGCGGACCGATCATTTGGTTCATTCTAACAAGCCTCTGGCTGATCAATACGACCTGCGATTCTATCAATCGCTACAAAAGATGGCAGTCGGGACGAAAGAATAAGGAAGTACCAGACCACACAGGTTCTGGATCGACATTTCCATAAACTCTACTAAGTATCGATCGTATATGGTAGAGATAAAACTAGGCCACTCGGAGCAGGACCGGTGGTATTCAAAATAGCGGTAAAAGTCCGAAGGCGCTGCAGGGTTTAAGAGTTTGTGGTGGCTATAGCTCAGTGGTAGAGCAGTCGGTTGTGGTCCTTCTTACCAGGGTTCGATTCCCTGTAGCCACACCATAAACAAAAGTGAAAAAAGTCCTTTACATTACTAAGACATTAGTATATAAGGGACCTACCAGCTACATAAAGCTGAGGGAACTTCTACATCATGAAAGAGTTATTCGACCCGGAAGTGCTCCGGTCTATCGAAGCTATGGATCATCTACAGGCTAACGAAGTCTGTATCGATTTGATCAAGAATACGAAGACCAAAGCTTCGAAGAAGCAGCATCTTCTGTTAGATATCCAGAAAGCGGAAAGTCCTAAAGAGATGTCTCGCATCATGTGGAACGTAATGCTGTCCGGCGAAGGCCTTGCGACACTCGGTTCTGCATGGCAAAAATTACACTCGTAAAATAGTACGAGTCGTATATATACTACTACATAATGGATCAATAGCTACAATTGGTTAGAGCATCCGCCTCTTAAGCGGCAGGTTCTGGGTTCAAGTCCCAGTTGATCCACCATTTTTAATGGGTTGTACGTCTCAGTGGAGAGACAGCAGGCTGTAACCCTGCCGCCTTCGGGCATGATAGGTTCGAACCCTATACAACCCACCATGGCTCCATCGTCTAGTAGGTCTAGGACGCCAGCCTCTCAAGCTGAGAACCCGGGTTCAAATCCCGGTGGAGTCACCATATAGTTCATGCCCTGTTGGTGGAATTGGCAGACACGCTAGGTTTAGGTCCTAGTGTCGAAAGACGTGAGGGTTCGAGTCCCTTGCAGGGTACCACATCATGAAAGATCGAAATGGAACATCCTTCTATCGATCAGATCGTCCAGTGGATGCGATACTGTGTTCCTTCGGGTGATCCTGGTGAAGCAAATAGCGTCAAGCTGTTACGCTTTAACCAAGGCTTCTACGAAGTCGATAAAGTATTGATGACCGAGCTTATTGATGACTTCGAAAAGGTCCTCAAGATCTCTATAGTCGAGAGGCCAGGCCCACTTACACGAGTAGGTATGCATCTTCTCCTAGACCAGATCGGCTACGATCCAAAGAAGTATACAGGAATATGATCCCAAAGATCATGAATAACGTTGAGTCGCAGTTATATGCTGCAATTGTAGTCTCTCAACGTCAGATAGCTATAGCCCAAGCGGTTATTACAGCGTCTGAAAACAGACTCAAGAAGATATCTCCCGTTCGTCTAAAATAGGACTAGGACACCAAGCTTTCAATTTGGATAATGTGGATTCGAGCTCCACACGGGGGACCACTACTTTAGGCATGTTACAGCAACTCAAAAACGCTTAAACAATGGATGTCTTAGCGGACAAAACCATGCCTGTGAATTCCTTAACAGAGGTTATATAATGATCAATACATTGGTTGACTTTGTTGTCGACTTCTACATTCCCATCATGCTGATCTATCTGGCTGGTGGTATCGTTTATGCGGTAGCTAAGTGGACTTACCTGATCCTCAAGCTTCGCAGTCGAGTTGCGGCTATCACTGAAGCTGATGTTACGGCAGAACAGAATCGTTGGGGTACCAAGCGTACTTACGAAGAAGTTCGTCAGAGTCTCCGTGATAAGCTTACGGTTGGTCTCTTTGGTTCGGGTACTACGTACCGTCCGAATGTTACTGACAATAAGGGCAACCTTATGATGTGGGCCATCTTCTGGCCTTTCAATCTGATCTATACGATGTTCGCTGATGTCGCTTACGAGTTCTTCAGCATGGTATACAACAAGATCGGTTCGGCTCTTAACGCTATCGCGAAGAGTCTGCTTCCCGACTAATAAAGTAGTGGTTGCTTAGCTCAGCTGGTAGTAGCGTTACATTGACATTGTAAAGGTCACAGGTTCAATCCCTGTAGCAACCACCATGATAAACATTAGAGAATACATACTGTTACCTAAATGCGATAGACAAAAGCATTTGGTTTTAACTGATCCATGCATAAACGGATTGTGTGAAAACGAAGGTAGTCTTCATCATATAAACAGAGGTCGGTTATCTCTGTTCTTAGGAACAAGCGTTCCTGCTGGTCATGGCATTCAATTATGTCATGCGTGTAACAATGGTAGATGTTCTAATCCTAGGCATCACTACTGGGGCACGCCTAAAGAGAACCACCAGGATCAAGTTGCTAATGGAACTTATAAGTCTCTACACCAACGTACTGTTGAAAAGTACGGTGAAGCAGAGTATCTAGCCATGATGAAAATTGCTGGCGGTAAACGTAAGATTAAGGATACATTATGACTCTCGATGAACTACTAGATCAGCATGCAGACTTAGTTGAGGCTTCTGCCAAAGCCTGGACTATCATGTCTGATGCGCAAGCCGTAAGTCGGGCATGTCGTGATGCTGAACATAAGAGCGCTGAAATGATCGAGGCATACCTCACTGATCAGCTGCTAACTAGGTCACCGAATCTTAATCCAAAGTTCAAGCCGGTGATCATCGAAGTAGATTTAAGTTAACGCTGGTATAGCTCAAATGGTAGAGCGGCTGTTTCGTACTCAGCAGGCCAGGGGTTCGATTCCTCTTACCAGCACCATCTAATGCTTCCATATTTCAATGGTAGAATGAATCCTTGGTACGGATTCGATCTGGGTTCGATTCCCGGTGGAAGCACCATGAATTCTCGCGGCTTAGCGGCCGGTGTCCGTTGCGGGGTGGATTAGCCTTCGATGCCTGCATATGCGAAAACAAGACACGTCACCCAAGAGTAAGAGGTTATGAGGGTGTCCGAGATAATACCGTGCCTACGTAGCCCAACGGCAGAGGCAATACACTGAGGTTGTATTCAGTGCGAGTTCGAGTCTCGTCGTAGGTACCATTCATTCTGCATGGAGCGTACATAATGTTGATCTATAAGCTTGAACTAATCGGACATGTACACGATCGTCCTCAGCATCTCATCACTTCATTTTTCAGTTGGCCGCTTGGTACTACTGAAGAAGTCATCGAGGATCAGATCGACAAGTTCGCAACAGCATACGTTCTAATCTCCATTAAGACAGTTCCAAACGACTATGTCCGTGTGGCCCAACGGTAGAGGCAGCACACTCAAAACGTGTACAGTGAGGGTTCGAGTCTCTCCACGGATACCATATTAGATTAGCAGGATGTTGGCTTAGAGGCAGCCATCATTTAAAGAGTTGCGAAGCGACGAGGCTAGCCCAAGAAACGTGCCAACAGAGGGCGAAGCAGTACTCGCTAGGGAGTCGGCAAAGGCAAAGTCCATAGAGCTATCAGCTACTGAATTATGTATTCCTCGTGGGCGGATACTAAGGGAACGAGATGGGTTGGCACCTGAGTACGTCCCAATGATTCGGTCAGACCCTTAGAGCATTTGGCGTAACAGCACACTACTAATACAACTATGGCGCTGAGTCTTAATTGATTCAGCGCCATTTGTGTTACTTGGACTGGAAGATCTTCTCGGCAGTGTCGAGGTACTTATGGATCGCTTCCATATTGTTCTTACAGATGCTAGCATTCGCATAAAGATCGTTGATAAGAGCTGCTACCTGTACGTCTGTTAGTGTTGATGGATCGGGTAGCTGAGATACGTTACATACGTACATCGACTCATCAGGCTTGACGACCTTATACTCGGTCTTGATCGGCTGATAGGCTCGGCCGTTACATCCAGCTAACATCAGAAGCGCTGATAGGAATAGGAACTTACTGCGCATTTGATAGCCTTCTCACTGTCTCTTTGATCACGTCTGAAGATGGTCGATCTGACTTCTTCGCGTCATCAGATTGTAGATAGGTCCTGATCGTCTCCTGCCTAGTTACGACAGCAGCGTTCTTCTTATTCAGTTCTATCAGCATCGCAGACTGAGCTTGATCGAGAGCTTCGGTCTTCTGTTGTAGGATCTTGATATCAGCCATGGCTTGGATAAGCTCTTTGTTTGTATCCTCCATCTTCTGCTGATTCTTGATTCCGTTAACGTGACTGGTATAAGCCGCGAAGATTAGCGCAATAGCTACTGCAGCTGCTCCGAGCTTAAACCATATCGATGATAAAAACGGCATGATATATCCTTGTTGTTACGTACTAAATATACGCTACAACAGGAGACGATTATGATCAAGCTAGATCAGCTAAGGAAGATGTTCCCAGCTAACAAGATTGTGGGTAACTATGTGGACCCACTCAACGCTACATTCGAGAAGTACAATATCAGTACTAAGTCGCGACAAGCGATGTTCCTAGCTCAGGTCGGTCATGAGTCTGCTAATCTGACTGCTGTTCGTGAGAATCTGAACTACGGCGCAGACGGTCTTCGTCGTGTCTTCCCGAAGTACTTCGATGCTTCAATCGCTACTGCGTATCATCGTCAGCCAGAGCGTATCGCTAATCGTGTCTATGCTAATCGTATGGGTAACGGTCCTGAGAAGTCAGGCGACGGTTGGAAGTTCCGTGGTCGTGGTGCTATTCAGATCACTGGCAAAGAGAACTACTCGAAGCTTCAGTACGCGATGGGTCATGGATCGATCGAAACAACGATCGCTTGGCTAGAGACTTCACTAGGTGCAGTCATGTCGGCCGGTTGGTATTGGGACTCACGTGGTCTGAATGCTCACGCTGATGTTGGTGACATCGTGACAGTTACTAAGAAGATCAATGGCGGAACCAATGGTCTAGATGACAGGAAGCTTCTATACGCACGTGCTCTTAAACTACTATAATGTATTGACATTTCTGCATAACTAAGTTATAATGCAGGGATCCTTAAATTGATGGAGTAACAATGAAGTTCTACACGTCTGTGTACCGTCACCGTAATCAATTGCTAGTTCGCGGTTTCAAGGATGGTAAGCGTACCACTACGAAGGTTCCTTACCATCCATATCTGTTCATTCCCGCGAAGCCTGGAGAGGTTACCAAATACAAATCTCTCCAAGGAACGTACCTTAACCAGATGCGCTTTGACTCTATGTCAGAGGCTCGTAACTTTGTCAAAGAGTACGAGGGCATCGAGAACTTTAACGTATATGGCTCAACCGACTGGGAAGCCCTGTACATCTACAATTCCTACGATCAAGTCATCGACTTCGACCCTAAGGTCATTAACGTAGGCTACATCGATATTGAGACCGATAAGCAGGTCGGCGGTATCGATCCAACTAATCCTACAGCAGTTATCACGGCCATCACCCTTCGTAAGAATGGTAAGAACGTCGTGTTCGGCTATAAGGACTTCAAACCATTAGACGAGAACACGGTCTATAACAAGTGTGACAACGAAGCGCAGCTCCTATACGCCTTCCTTCGTGTCTGGGAGGACTTCGATCTTGATGTCATCAGTGGATGGCACATCGAGTTCTTCGACATTCCATACATCGTTAATCGTATCAAGATGCTCCTCGGTGATGAGGTAGCTGAGCGCCTGTCTCCTTGGGGTATGCTCGAAGAGAAGACTATCCAGATCCGTGGTCGTGAGAATCAGTCTTTCGTCCCGGTTGGTATCGCCATCCTCGATTACATGCACCTCTATAAGAAGTTCAGCTATAAGAACTCGGAGGACTGGAAGCTCAATACTATCGCTCATACCGAGCTGAAAGAGAAGAAGGTCGACTATACTGAGTATAGCGATCTCTTTGAGTTGTATGAGAAGGACCATCAGAAGTTCATCGAATACAACATCCATGACGTTGTTCTTGTCGATAGACTAGAGCAGAAGATGGGCTTCATCGAGCAGGTCTTCTACCTGGCGTATGATGCTAAGGTGAACTACAATGATACGCTGGCAGTAGTTCGTCAGTGGGATGTCATGATCCACAACTACCTCATGGATCAGGGTATCGTCGTACCGCCTAAGGATGTCAAGCACATGGACCGTCCACTTGACGGTGGCTATGTGAAAGAGGTCATCCCGGGCATGTATAAGTGGGTAACGTCCTTCGATTTCGACTCACTGTACCCTCACTTAATCATGCTTCTGAACATTGGCCCAGACACGTATATGGGTAAATGGTCTAGTATTGGCTGGTCCGTGGATTCAGCCCTTGCTGGTAAGCTTAGCCTTATAGACCTACCACATGACCGGAAGGACATTGCTGTAGGGGCAAATCTAACCATGTACCGAAAGGACTTCCAGAGCTTCCTATCGAAGCTTATGAAGACCAAGTACGATGACCGTGTTCTCTTCAAGAATCTGATGAAGGATGCGAAGAAGCAACTCAAAGCTGCTAAGACACCTGAAGAGATTGAGGATGCTGAGAAGTTAGTTGCTAAGTACAACAACCTCCAGATGGCACGAAAGATTCAGCTAAACAGCGCTTATGGAGCCCTCGGTAACCAGTGGTTCCGTTGGTTTGATCTTAACCACGCTGAAGCTATTACGCATACAGGTCAGCTAGCTATTCAGTGGGTGGCTCGTGATGTGAATGCGTATCTGAATAAGATCCTCAAGTCAGACAATGTGGACTACGTCGTAGCTTCGGATACAGATTCGCTCTATGTCACCCTTGATGCTCTCGTATCTCGTATCTTTGATGAGGATGCAGATCGTATTAAGGTGGCTGAATTCGTTGATAAGGTCTGCAAGGAGAAGATCAACGATGTGATTCGTAAGTCTTGTGAGTCGCTGTACGAGTATCTCGGTGCAGCTATGCCAGCGCTTAAGATGAAGCGTGAGTCTATTGCTGACAAGGGTATGTGGGTTGCTAAGAAGCTCTACATTCTGAGTCTGGTGGATGACGAAGGCACCATCTACACTGATCCGTATCTGAAGATCATGGGCATTGCGGCCGTTAAGTCTTCTACACCAGCTATCGTCCGGACTGCTATGAAGAAGACCTTCGAGATCATGATGCATGGTGGTGAACAGGCGCTTCAGGAATACATCCAGGAGTTCAAAACTGAGTTCCGTAAGCAGCCTTTCGAGGTTGTGGCATTCCCTCGTGGTGTCAAGAACATGAACAAGTATAAGGACGCTGCTCGTATCTACAAGTCAGCCACTCCTCAACATGTTCGTGCATCTCTCATGTACAATAAGCTGATCGATGATCATAAGCTCACCTCTGATCGTGAGAAGATCTACGATGGTGACAAGGTGAAGTACGGCTTCCTTAAGCGTCCTAATCCTAGCCGAGAGGATGTCATCGCAGTCATTAATGAGTTGCCACCCGAGTTCGGTCTTACTTCATTCATCGACTATGAGAGACAGTTCACTAAGGCATACCTCGAGCCTATTAACGATATCATCAGCTTGATCGGTTGGTCAACTGAGAAAAAAGCAACACTTTCAGATTGGTTTTAACATGGAACAAAAAGCACAACTTCGTAACTGGCGTATCCTCGAGCTGGGAGCTGTACGGCTCCTAGTAGGCCAGATCTACAATGACAACACCAACAGGTTTGAGGATGGATCTACCGTCCGTACGTCTAATATCGTATGGATCGACGAGATGAAGTCTATCGCCCGTACTCGCAACACCACTTATGAGCTGATCTAATGACACCAACCGACATTCTAAACATTCACTTCGATTCTGCTGATCTGAATGCTAACGTAACTATCCGTGAGTATCTGAAGAAGCTGCTCTGCACTCTGATCATCGAGGGTGAGGGCTTCTCTGGTAAGCGTCCACTCGGTAACTCGGGTTGGTTCAATGACCTCGGCCAAGGACTGGCTGATGCTGGCGTCATCGGCGGTGGTAACGAGTGGACCTACCAAGATGCAGAAGACATCCTCACTCGTGCCATCGACGCGTTGCTATAAGTAGTTGACATTTCTGCAAAACTATGTTAAACTACAATACTCCGCATAAGGTAAATCAATGGCAAAACTAGAATCCGCGCCTAAGGCGTCACTGAAGTCGCGTCTCATTAAGAACACTTCACTAGACGGCACGGCACTACTTACCGAGTCTAAGATCTATAATAACAAGGACGTTATTCAGACTCGAGTCCCCATGATCAACGTCGCATTCAGCGGTAAGGTCGATGGTGGTATCACTGCAGGCTTGACGATCTTTGCAGGTCCGTCAAAGCACTTTAAGACCGGCTTCACCCTCTTGGCGGCCGGCGCATTCCTTGAAAAGTACGAAGATGGTATCATCCTCTTCTATGACTCAGAGTTCGGTTCACCCGCCAGCTACTTCACGTCGCTTGGTGTTGATCCTGAACGAGTAGTCCACTGCCCGATCACTAACATCGAAGAGCTTAAGTTCGACATCATGCAGCAGCTTGATGCACTTGGGCGTACTGACAATGTTCTGATCATGATCGACTCGGTTGGTAACCTTGCTTCCAAGAAGGAAGTTGAGGATGCTATGGCTGGTAAGTCGGTGGCAGATATGACTCGTGCAAAGCAGCTTAAGTCGCTGTTCCGCATGGTCACCCCTCACCTTACGATCAAGAACATTCCGATGATCGTAGTTAACCACACGTACCAGACTCAAGAGATGTACTCGAAGGCTGTCGTATCTGGTGGTACGGGCATCTACTACTCTGCTGACAATATCTTCATCATCGGCCGCCAGCAAGAGAAGACCGATAAGACGATTGATGGTTACCACTTCATTCTTAATGTCGAGAAGTCTCGTTACGTTAAGGAGAAGGCGAAGATCCCGATCAGCATCCTGTACGCTGGTGGTATCAATAAGTGGTCTGGCTTCCTCGACCTCGCACTCGAAGGTCAGTACGTTGGTAAGCCGAAGAACGGTTGGTACCAGATCTGTAACCGTGACACCGGTGAACTCGAAGGCAAGATGTACCGTGAAGCTGAGATCAATACGAACTCAGAGATCTGGTCGACTATCCTGAGGACTACCGACTTCGGCAAGTTCATCGAAGATAAGTACATCCTCCCAGTTGGCGTACTGCTTGCTAATGAAGATGCTGTCATTCCAGTAGACACGTTTAACGACACTGAAGATGAAGAGGACTTCGTCGCAGGAGCAGCTAGTCTCTTCGCTGAAGACTAATGCCTTGACATTTTCATAGTTTTGTGTTAGACTAGGAGGGTATTAAGGTTTTCAATGAATATAGAGCAAGTAATTCTAAACAACCTGGTGCACAATGAAGAGTACACCAGAAAGACTATTCCGTTTCTCAAGTCTGAATACTTCCATGATCGTTCCGAGAAGGTAGTATTCGAACTTGTTGATACGTACTTCAATCAGTACAACACCCTACCTTCAGCTCGATCCCTCCTAGTCGATCTTACCAGCAGGAAGGATCTCGATGAGTCGTCCTTTCCTGCTGCGCAGGAGGTCATTGCCAACTTCGAGCCTAACAATGTAGACTCGATCGATTGGTTGCTGGAGAATACAGAGCAGTTCTGTAAAGACAAGGCGATCTATAATGCCGTAAGGCGTTCAATCGAGATCCTTGACGATCCTAACAACGCTGAAGGTCCAGGTGCTCTTCCGGGCATCATGACTGAAGCTCTGTCTGTTGGTTTTGATACCAACATCGGCCATGACTACATGGAGGGCTTCGAAGACCGCTTCGAGTTCTATCGTCGTACTACGTCACGTATTCCGTTCAACCTTGAATTGATGAACCACATCACTAAGGGTGGACTACCAAACAAGACGTTGAATATCATTCTTGCCGGTACCAACGTCGGTAAGTCTCTTATCATGTGTGACTGGGCAGCTAACAATCTAGCTGACGGTCTCGATGTTCTGTACATCACCATGGAAATGGCTGAAGAGATGATCTCTCAGCGTGTCGATGGTAATCTACTTGACATCGAACTCGATGAGATGGCTAATGTCTCGCCTGAAGCCTGGGATAAGAAGGTTGCTAAGCTTCGTAAGAAGGTAACTGGCCGGCTCATCGTTAAGGAGTTCCCAACTGCCTCTGCGCATGCTGGTAACTTCAGACATCTTCTTAATGAACTACGCATTAAGAAGAACTTCCGTCCAAAGATCATCTACATCGATTACCTGAACATCTGTGCGTCTTCACGTATCAAGCTGTCAGGTAATGTCAACTCTTACACCTACGTTAAGAGCATCGCTGAAGAGCTTCGTGGTCTTGCAGTTGAATTCGATGTTCCAATCGTTTCGGCTACTCAGACTACTAGGACGGGTTACTCATCATCGGATCTTGATGTTGATGATACTTCAGAATCGTTTGGTCTACCAGCTACCGCTGATCTTATGATCGGTGTTATGGAGACCGAAGAGCTTGCCGAACTCGGTCAGTACCTCTTCAAGCAGTTGAAGAACAGGTACGCTGATAAGAACAAGTGTAAGAGGTTTGTCATCGGTGTTCACAAGGCTAAGATGAGACTCTTCGATGTAGAGCAGGATGCCCAGGAAGATATCCTCGGTGGTCCTGTAATGGATAGAACTGCAAGTGGTAGGCGACTTGAAGAAGAGCGTCTGCAGAGCTTAGGTTCTAAGGGATTTGATCATAACAAGTTCGTGGGGTTCAAGTGATAGAAGCGTTCATGATATTCATCGGCGTGCTACTCATGTGGTCCTTCAACTTTTTGGATGTGTTTATAGATAATGATTGAGATGATTGTTATATTCGGCGTTGTTTGTTTATGTACTACCGTGATCTGCGTACTGGCAGTTCTTCAAGCTCCAGTGCGACAACGCTATGATTGGCGTGACTATGCTCCACCTCCTACGTGGACTAGTAGCATAACGACTTACGTTCCTGAGTCGAAGGATGAAACACGTAAGCCGAAGCCTATGGTTCAGGCTGAACCTTCATTCTACGTTCCACCTGTGGAGAAGAAAGAGTCGTCTTATACTCCTTCGTCTCCTACTCCTCCAACTCAACCATCCACTTACGACATGGGATTCTGGTGATGATCGTTCTTATTCCTATTGCCGCTCTAACGTTAGGCACCATTGCCGCTTTCGCTATCGTAGCTTACAGCTTCGACAAGTATCTGGACGACAACTGGTGATTATCGCTATGATGCTCAATGTGGTCACCATCGTCGGCGTGATCATCGGTAGTGCTATTATTCTAGCCGACCATATCTAAGGATTGATATGACTTTAGCGTTTGTTTGGTTTACTTTTCTAGTCGTAATGTTATTCATCTGGTCTGACGATGAATGCGAATGCGAGCGTAAAGTCAGTTGGAACGACTATATGGATGTTGTCGATGATATTGCTGATCTCGATAACGAAGTCTATGAGCTACATCTCCAGATCGAAGATCTAAAAGAAGCAGTTGCTATCCTCCAGAACGAAGGTGTTGAATAATGGGTTACCGCGTACGTAAAGATATCGCCGATGGTTACAACATTACTGAAGTCAACGAAGGTGAGACCAAGGACATCGCTCATCGTGCAAAGGAAGATGCAGCTCGCAAGTTGCAGAAGCATCTGAATACCGGTGGTGGATTCGATGGATTTACTCCTGACTTTTTTCTTCAGAAAGCTGTCTTCTCGGTATAAATAGAGCATCAGGCTACTAGCAAAGCTAGAGAGCCCTGCAGTGCGTTTGGATCTGCAGTCCAAGTGGCAAGCGCTATTGATAAAGCACAAGGAAGTGACGAGGTCGGCCCTGTTCTGGGGTAGGTGGTGGTTCCTCTCGTCCGCACTGATTTTTTTGGGAGACTCGAAAGGGTCTCCCTTTTTTCGTATTAAGAACATGTCTAAAGCATCTGATAAGCACGAACGAATCGTGGCTGATCATCTCAACTCTCTACTAAATGTCTCAGCTGTCCGACCGCATGTCGGAACGAGCTACTCGGACGTGCTTGTCAACTACAAGAACACTGACGCGTGGCTAGAAGTGAAGATGGGCCATCAAGATAACCTTGTTAATTCAAGGGTTTACTACCACGAAAATACATGGAAAACAAGGTACACAACTCCTGTTGCGGGTCACATTGTAAGTGAGTTAAATAAGAGTGAAACTGCGCGGGATTTTGTTTACTCCATCTCAGACTATTGCGGATTGGCCTACGAGTCAGTCTACATACCAACGAATAAGTCTCAGATGGGAGTCGATAATGCTATTCCGAAGGAGCTGATGCGATCATACTGTAAGAAGAACGCATCTTACATACTCGACTATCAGAACTACGACATCACTCAGTTAGTAGCAAGCCATTACAACAAAGGTAAGGCTGAACCAGTCTACTATATGCAGACAGGAGACGACTTCTATCTGCTAAGCAATACAAATCCATTAGGTCTATCAGCGGACATACCAGAGCTTAAGGGCACCGGTAAGTTCCGCGTTCGTGTATCAAACAGAAGTCAGTTCTATGAGATACAAGCGGAAGTAAAGATGAAGTCCCTTGAGCCCAGTAACTACTCGGTACTACCAAACTCTTCTAAGATAAATCCATTTTTGTAGTTTACAATAAGGAATAACCTTGTTATAAGAGGCTCATAGGGAGGACCTAGATGAGATATTTCGTCCGGTTGGTTAACTTCTACTTTGACAAGCGCATTAATGAGACTTTCGGAGGCTTCCGTTGAAGATCACTCACCTCGATCACGTTGAAGACCTGCTGTTTGCAGGACATTTTATCCAGGCATACGATACGCTAGATGCTATCGTCGATACGGTCTCCGGTGAGGCTGTTAATAACCTGGTCGCCTCGGTCAAGTATGATGGTGCACCCTCCATCGTCTTCGGCCGCAATCCCGAGAACGCTCGCAACTTCATCGGCACCAAGTCGGTCTTTAATCGTACACCGAAGATCGCATATAGCAATGAAGACATCGATCGTCTGTATGGCAGCAAGCCAGAGCTAGCCGCTAAGCTGAAGGCCGTGTTCAAGGCCGTCGATAAGTTCCCAGACTACGCTCACATCTGGCAGGCCGATCTGCTCTGGACTTCAGATAGCATTCAGCTGAACGACAAGCTCATCAGCTTCACGCCGAACACTATCACCTACCACTTCGATGCGATGAATCCCGAAGCCGAGGATATGCATCACGCGGAAGTCGGCATGGTTATCCACACCAAGTATGCCGGCACTTCGATGGATACGCTCGAAGCGCTGCCTGCCGAAGCTATCGACACGTTCCGCTTTCGTATGATGGGTAATGATGCATACTTCGTCGATCCCTCCATCAACCTCATGAAGCTGCGTCGTCCTTCCGATGATCAGCTCATGAACATGGCGGAGCATATGGAATGGCTCGACATTATGCACATGACCGGCCAGGAACGTCGTGCATATAACGCATGCGTAGAACACAAAGAGATGCTCCGCATGTTCATCAACTACTGCGTTAAGATGGGTGAGCCTGTACCGTGCATCGAGATGTATCGCACCTTCTTGCAGAACCGGGGCGAAGATGAGTTGGCTAAGGACGTTACGCCAGACACTGGGTTTGGCATTCTGTTTGCTATTCACGAAAGACTGACCATCGTCAAGAAGATCTTGATCTATATCATGTCGCTCAATCCTGAGTTCTACACCGAGGTGAATGAAAAGCCAGTGAAGGGTGAAGGGTTCGTAGTCACCTATCATGGTGTACCCTGCAAGCTCGTCGATCGGCTCGAGTTCAGCCGTCTCAATTTCATGAATAAGAGGTTCGCAAAAGCATAATGTGTCGTGACGATTACTACGATGACCCTACACCCTGCCAACGAGACTTTGATGAACTGCGCGCACGGCTCGATCTAGCCACTCGGGTCGCATGTACAGCCATTAAGACGTTCATAGCTGAGACCTGCTGTACCGTAAACGATCTGTCTCTCTGGAATAAAGAGATGCACGATTGGTACAAGGACCATCTCGAACAAGACGAGAAGCGCCGCCGTGCACTACGTGAGTCTGGCCGCGCTAAGTTGACTGTCGAAGAGCGCGAAGCACTCGGCATTCTGTAATACGATCGCGTATAAATAAGCGATCAGTTAAAGCCCAAGGGAAACCTGATAGATGCGACTTGCAGTCACTTTCATGCGTGCTAATCCGCCTACGATCGGTCATGAACTGGTCGTCAAGAAGATGCAAAGTCTCCCTGCCGTCGAGCAGCGGATCTATCTCTCACAATCCCATGATGCGAAGTCTAATCCACTTGACTTCGATTATAAGCTGAAGCTGATGAAGAAGGCCTTCGAAGGCGTGACGACATTCGTGTCTCCAATGCCGATGTTTGACTTCTTCGCTATGCTGAAATTCGTCGACAAACTCGGCTTCAACGAGCTGGATGTTGTCATTGGCGGAGATCGGTATGATGATCTTGCAAAGCGTATCGAAAAGTACAATCAATTCGAATATCGCTTTCATAGACTCCGAGTTCATAATGCGGGTATCCGCGATGACTCGTCTACAGTTTCAGGTATGTCTGCCTCCAAGATGCGTGAGGCGGCTAAGCTTAATGATTATGACACCTTTGAACGTGGCCTGCCTCCCAAGCTCAGGTCGATGTCTTCGGACATTATGGCGAGAGTACGAGAGGGATGTCAATTCAAAAGTTTAGTCAGTTCGTAGCATCTGAAGCAGCTAAAGCTGCGATCAACGAAAGAGCTGAAAAGCATAGTGTCTCGGCCGAGGTCCTCCAGGAGGTCTTCGACCGGGGCATTGTTGCGTGGAGTGAAGATACGAATAAGACTCCACAACAGTATGCCTTCAATCGTGTAGATTCGTTCATTGCCGGTGGTCTTGCATCGAAAATGGACAAGGACCTAAAAGAAGCCCTTGACAATTCTTCTGAAGACCTTAAAGAGGGTAAGAGAATTAGTGATAAGGTTCTATACCACGTTGTTAAGCGCGATACTCAGTCTGTGATTCGTAAGCATCACCAGAAAGAGAAGGCGTATTATCACGCTAACACCATGAAGCACGATGTGCATAAGGTCGAAAATGGTAGGGTCGTTTCACGTACTGACCACAACGGCCGTCATCTAGACGCATCGGGTCACATCATCGAAGGTAAGCACTACATCAAAGCTAGGCAGGCTCTTCACAACGCTCACCATGAAGTGAGTCGTCAGCTAGCCGGCAAAGAGCGTGATCCAGAACTTCGTCGTATGGATCTACACCGTGCAAAGAAGCACGAGCACGCTTCACGAGTCCTCGAAGTTCTTAAGACCACTGCAAAGATTAGTCGAAGGAAGAAGAAGTAATGAAGTACAAAGCTTTCCATGGAACTAATGGTCGCTTCGGCAAGTTCGAGCAGAGCAAGGCTCGTATTGCTAACGATCTCTATGGTGGCGGAGTCGCATACTTTACTGATACCCTCGACATTGCTAAGAGTTACGCTTCCAGCATGGCTCGTCGCCTCGGTGGCGAGAAGTATATCTACGAGGTAGAGTTGGATATCAAGCGCATGTTTGATGTCGATACTATCTACACCGGCAAGATTCTGCTTGATATGATCGGCAACGACTTTGATACCTTTGCTCGTGGAGCTAAGCTATTTCGTGCTGGTGATGATCGCCTAGAGGTTATATCGAAACTCAAGTCGGGTCAGATGAATCTCAATGGTGATCAAGTGTTTCGTGGTATGTCTAACGGCATGGTGAACACGAAAGCAGCAAGAGAGAAGCTGATTCGTCTTGGCTTCGATGGTCTTCGTTATAATGGCGGTGTTCAGATGGGCGGTAATCGCCATAGTGTATACCTTGCGTATAAGGCTGAGGGAATTGTCATCAAGGACCGCTTCATTGTAAGCGACACTCCACTGGATGCTAATTCTCGCAATCAGACTTATAAGTTCATCAACTAATAAATAAACAAAATCCGCTTAGGAGAGAATAATGAAGAAGTATCGTAGTCCTGAGATGATCATCAGGGACATGATGGGAGGTGGCGAACTTAATGAACAGCACGCTCCCGCACTAAAGATTCCTGAACCATATCGCGTCGAAGTTGCTCTTCAAGTACTTCATGACAATGGTATCTCAACCGCTACTCGTAAGGACGAGAAGACTGTCGCAGTCGGCAACAAAGAGTGGGACATGGCGATGCAGGTCCTCGATAACGCGCTGATGCACGGCAAGATCGAAGCTAAGCCGCTCGTAGTTTCTGCTGAAGCTATTGATGTGCCTGACGTCGTTTCTGATCCAGTTGAAGTTAAGGCTGAGCCGACCCCACCTGCTGGCGGCCACTCAATTGGAGAAGGTGTTAACGACGAAGAAGAGCTTGCAACGGGAAACATTGATCCCAAGACAGGAACTTTCCAGTCAGCAGGTCGCACTCTTCACAACCGTAAAGAGAACCAGCTCAAGAAGATCGACGAAGAAGAAGAAGAGCAGATCGACGAACTCAGCTACGGTAAGATGGCTAAGTACACCGAGAAGAGCCGTCGTACGGTTAACTCGCTGACAAAGGCTCGTACTCTATCTACCGATCACGGTGCTTCTACTAATAAGCTAGATCATAAGATCGCAGTTCGTAAGGCTGGCATCAAGACTGCTGACACGAAGAAAGCAGTTCACATGAAGAAGATCTTCGCTGAGTCTACCTCCATTGTCGAGAAGGTACTCAATCTGATCTCTGAGCTATCTAGGTCGAAGCTGGTTAAGTACGCTGATAAGGCACAAGACCAGAAGCGCGATGCATTCGCTAGCGGTGATCGTAAGACTTACTTCAAGCGTCATGCTGGAGTGAAGAAGGCTGTCGAGAAGCTAGGTGAAGAGACTCAGATCGATGAAGTATCTAAGGATACTCTAAAGTCGTATATCTCTAAGCGCACTGGAACTAACCTTCACATGAAGCAGTTTAGTCGTGAAAACGATCATACTCTTACACCAAAAGCTAAGGGTCGCGTAGATCGTTTCATTAAAAAGTCAAGCGAAGGTCTACATCGCGCTCATAAAAAGCTTAACAAAGAAGAAGTCGAGCAGGTCGATGAGCTATCTCGTGGTAAGCTAAAGGCATACGCACGTAAGGCTCGTGGCGATGCAGCAAAGCATCAAGACGTCGTAACTAACCATGACCATTCGGCTTTCGTGGCTAAGGTCAAGGGTGACGACGCTAGTGCAGCACATCACTCGGCAACTGCTGAGAAGCACTTCGGTCGTGTAGCTAAGCGCACAGCTGGCGTCGATAAGGCTAAGATGAGGCTCCGTGAGCACATCGAGAGTCTCGACGAAGGCAAGAAGGAAGACGATGCTGCAGTAGAGAAGGCTGGTAAGCACTTCGCTTCTCATGCTCGTGCTGACTCCATGCATGGCGACATGATGAAGGCAGCGAAGCACTACAATTACGTACAAGACGCAACCGATCACGTGTACAGCAACAATGCTAAGCACGTAAAGTATGCCGATTGGCATGCAATGAAGCCACACATCGAAGACCACTTCCGCAAGCACGGCCTTGAGGACTAAGGAGAACATAACAATGTCACTACTAAAGCAGATCCGCGAGCGTCGTGCTCTTACTGAAGGCCTCAAGAAGGTCGCAACCTATCACAGCGAGGATGGTAAGCATTCCGCTACTGTTCACAAAGATACTGAGTGGGGTGAGCACCGCGTTAAGTTCCACACCGGTGGTAAGCATCACGCAAAGGCTGACTATCACACTGAAGACCATGAGGACGCACACGCTACTGCACGTGCTCACCTGAAGCACATGGAGAACACCCACAAGGAGTCAGTTGAGTACACCGACGAGCAGCTAGCAGAGATGGTAGAGACACTTACCGTCGAAGAGTTCGAGCAGCTTGATGAGCTTTCGAAGAACACTCTTAAGAGCTACGTCGCTAAGTCTGGTGCAGATCAGAAGGCTCGTCTTAAGAAGAACGGTCACGGCGATGCTGGCTGGTCGAAGGCTGACAACCACAAGCAGAGCAAGCGTACTGATAGCGAAGTAACCGCTAATCATAAGCTTTCAAAGCCAGGCGAAGGTTTCAGGAAGGTCAAGGTTCACGCAACCGAAGAGACTCAGATCGATGAGATCAGCAAGAACACTCTAGCTTCTTATGCTATCAAGGCTCCTTCTAAGATTAAGAAGCATGCTGCAGCAAGCGATCATCACAATGCAGTAGCAACTGCTAATGATCACCCAGACTCGAAGATGTCTAGCACTGAGTACAATGCTCACCATAATGCTGCTAACATGCACGCACACCGTGAAGTGTCTCATAAGAAGGGTCTTCGTAAGGCTGTTGCGAAGCTTGCAAAGGAAGAGACTTCAGCTCGTTCACTTAAGGACATCGTATCAGAAGCTCGCGGTCGTCCTAAGAAGCCACGCACACTGGACGGCAAGATCGCTCCAGACGCTAAGTAATAGTTCGAATAAATAGAAACGAATAAGGAGAAGACTAATGTCCCTATGGGGTAAGATTGATCAAGCTAGCAGCGCTCCTAAGTACCGTGCAACCGACGTAAGCCCAAACACTGGCGTTCAGGTATTCGGTACAGGTGTTGTTGGCCTAGACGTTGGCGAAGTAGCCAGCGGTAACCCAGCTCATGCGGGCTGGAATCGAGTAGTTCGTGGTACTGGTCCGGTCAAGATGATCACCATTACTGCAGCAGGTACTCTATATGCTAACACCAACACGATCAACATCACTGGCGGAACGGTTAATGCTACGGCAACTATCCAGACCAACGGATCGGGTGTAGTTCAGTCCATCACGGTTACTAACCCAGGCGCAGGCTTCACGAATACTGCAACTGCTGTTGGCACCGTAACTACCGCAACCGGTACCGGCCTGACCTTCACGATCGCTCTTGGTGGTCGTGCCAATCGAATCTTTACTGAAACGCTAGTAGCCATGGGTTCCATGACGGCTAACGGTTCAAGTCTAGCATTCTAATAGACAAGGGGAGCTTCGGCTCCCCGATTTGATTTGATGATTGATAGATTAACAGACGCTAATTTCATTATGTTTGCTATGAAGCACTACGATAACCCATCGTGCTGCTCGATTGATGAGTTCAATGAAGACATAAACCGATTTAAGTACATCAAGAAGCTGGTGACTCGTTACACAGAGACTGGTGAACTTAAAGAACGTCTGATCCTCAACCATCTAATCATACTGAACAATGTGTTCGGTGCTGGGCCTCTTTGTAGGATGTTATTCCTCAAGATGGACCGCCTCGAATACATTAAACCGTTTTTGGTCTTGTTAAGCATATTGCCTGAGTTCGTGTATGGAATTAGAGAGCAAAATGTGATCATGACAGACCTGATCCCCATGGACGAAGGGGTCATTTCCGCTTTAAGGACTCTCTGATGTTAAAAGAAGACGCAATAGCAACTAATAACATCGGATCGGGTGCCATCCAAGGCGCTGGTACCGGTAGTTATCCTGAGCGCGAGCCAGGTGTTCCAAAAGGCCGAAAGAAACTCTCCGTCATCATGGCTAATGCTAAAGTAGTCAGAAGGAAGTAATGGTCGTGGAAGAAAAGATCGAGCTAGTACGTACTCTTGCAATTGATAACCAGAGGGACATTTCTTCACTTAAGGTGAAGGTAGACATCTTCGATAACAATCTTGATAAGCTCACGGACATCTCTCTTAACGTCTCTAAGCTTCTTGCAGTTCATGAACAGCGTATCGACACTGCAGAGAAGGCGTATAGAACATTGCCTGACATCATCGAAAAGCATCGCCAAGAAGCACAGGCGCATGCTACGCGCGCCCTCGATAAGGCTAGCAAAGTTGAGACTGATCTGCGTGCCGAGATCGGTAAGTCGCAGAAGGAGATTCTTGATGAGATCAAGATCGTCAGTAACGGAATGAACAATCTCCGTCTTGACTTTACCTCGTCGAATATCGTACTGAAGGACGACCTAGAACTTCAGATCACTAACAAAGAAGTCCATCTTACCAAGAAGATCGAAGCACTGGATGAGCGCATTGGCGCAATTCAAAAGCTAGTGTGGATCGTCACCGGAGGAGCTGCAGTCGTTGGTGCCGTTGCATCGCAGCTATCTGGACTTCTACACATCACACTCGGTAGCTAAACAAAAGCCTTGACATTTTTCATAGACTAATGTATAAGGCTTATAGCTTCTTCAACATAGTAAGCTAATCCTATAGCGTTGTAATTCAGTAGCGTCCTCTGGGCGCATGCGAGTGTGTGTTTAATGAGTTGGTTAGAGTCTAAGTACATCGGTATCCTGAGCACACGTCTTAGGAACTTCAAGCGTAAATCTGGCAGCCTTTACAACTTCTCATGTCCCATCTGCGGCGATTCAGCCAAGGATTCGCGTAAGGCCAGAGGCTTCGTCTATGTCAAGGAGGGCAAGTTCCTCTATACGTGTCACAATGGCTGTGGTACGATGGGCATACCTAAGTTCATCAAACAAGTGGATGAGTTCGTCTACAATGACTTCATCATCGAGAAGGTGATGGAGGGTAAGAGTCCTGAGCAGAAGAAGGATCCAGTCTTAGATCCGAGTAAGCCCAAGTACGTTACTACTACAGCCTTGAACAACCTTAAGAAGGTAAGTCAGTTAAAGCATGACCACTACTGTAGAGAGTATATCGATAGTCGAAGAATCCCGACTAATTGTCATCACAAACTATTTCACGCACCCAAGTTCATGTCCTGGGTCAACACCTTCATGCCTGGAAAGTTTGAACAAAAACATCTACACTTTGACGGTCCAGCACTTGTCATCCCGTTTGTCAACAAGGATGGACGCATGCACGCGCTGCAAGGGCGCTACTTTGAAGGAGATCTTCGATACATTACCATCGTCCTTGACGAGAGCGTGCCAAAGATCTGGGGTCTCGATAACTATGACAAATCACATAAGGGGTACGTCCTCGAAGGACCCATCGACGCGATGTTCATCCCAAATGCGGTTGCAACTGCCGGAGGTACTGAACTGTCCACGCTGCGGTTCCTCAACCTAGACAACACCGTGATCTGCTTCGATAATGAGCCTCGTTCTAAGGACACTATCAAGAAGATCGAAAAGGCCATCCATCATGGTATGAAGGTTTGCATCTGGCCAGAGGGTCTGGCTCATAAGGATGTGAACGATATGATCAAGGATGGTGGTATGACTGCCGACAATGTTCGCGAGACTATAGATAGGAATACATTTAGCGGACTATCGGCTACTCTCGCACTCAACAAGTGGAAGAAGTTATGAACGTAGGTGACGCTGTAGAATGGAACACACATTGTGCTTTTGATGACGCAGTTACCGGCAAAGAATATGGAACGATAGTAAGTAACTCGAATGATTGGATTGTCATTCGAAACGATAAGATGGTAGCAGAAACTGGCTACCTCAACCCATTCAGAATTTGTAGGTCTTGGGAAGTCGCCAAGGCGTGAAGGACAATAATATGTTGACATCTCGTGTGATCTGTGATAGTATCTCTGACAGTGGAGTAAGACTTACTACTCTTCAGTTGCGCTATCCGAGGATGGTACACGCCGACTTCATGACTCATCGAGTCTTTAGTCGTAATGGTAGGAGCTCACGAGCAGTTCCTTTCGCCACTCTAGTTAAAGAGACTCCATACGTTCCGCACTTCATGATGAACCAGCCAGGAATGGTTGCTTCTCAAGAGATGTCTGACGAAGATAGGGGCGAGGCCGAGCGCATCTGGATGTACGCTGCTGAGCAGTGCCAGAGGAGCGCAGGTTATCTTGCTGAGCTCGGTGTTCACAAGCAGTGGATCAACCGTATGCTCGAGTGGTTCGGCTACATCGACGTACTCGTTACCTCTACCGACTGGGCTAACTTCTTCGAGCTACGTCTCGATGGTGGCGCTCAGCCAGAGATCATCCAACTTGCAGAAGCTATCAAGGCTTCGATGGATGCATCTACTCCCATGCGCACTCCACGTACCGCATGGCACCTTCCATACATCGACTATGCACTAGATGCAGTCGCAGCAGCCAAATATCTAGAAGAGAACGGTGCTGATCTTGATGGCATGTCCCTCGAAGATGGTGGCATCATGATCATGGACGTCCTTAAGAAGATCAGCGTAGCTCGTTGTGCTCGTCTTACTATCAAGCCATTCGATGGCGATGGTTCTATCGAGAAGGAGCTCAAGCGCTATGATCTACTGATGGTAAGCCGTCCAGTTCATGCTTCGCCAGCCGAGCATATCGCTACTCCAGATGATATCTATCGTCGTCGTGGTACCAATGGTGAGATCGAATGGATGCATGGTGGTGAACATGGCAATTACTATGGTTGGAGACAGTTCCGCAAAATGATCGACAACAACACAATTTACGATAGATAAGGACAAAGATGGCGATATACGTCACAAAGCGAGACGGGTCGAAAGACCCTCTCGATATTTCAAAGCTCAACCGCGTAGTTACCTGGGCGTGTGAAGATATCGCCGGTGTCTCGGTATCTGAGATCGAGCTTAAGACTCAGATGCAGTTCTTCCCTGGCATTAAGACGAGTGATATCCATGAGGCGCTGATTAAGGCTGCTCATGATTTGATCAGTGAAGATACTCCGAACTATCAGTACGTAGCTGGTCGTCTAGTCAACTATGGACTGCGTAAGGAGATCTACAATGATATCAATCCTCCTCGACTGTATGATCACGTTCGCTCTGTCGTTCATGCTGGCTTTTACGATAGTCAGCTTCTCGAATGGTACACTGAAGAAGAGTTCGACCATTTTGATAAGTGGATCGATCACGATCGTGATTTTACTATTGCTTTCGCAGGCATGGAACAGCTACGTGGTAAGTATCTAGTCCGCAATAGGTCTACAAAGCAGTTCTTCGAGACTCCTCAGATCGCATTCATGCTGATTGCGGCTAGTCTCTTCCATAAGTATCCGAAAGAGACTCGACTCAAGTGGGTCGTAGATCTATATGATGCTGTTAGCGAGTTCGATGTGAGCTTGCCAACTCCTATCATGGCAGGTGTACGTACTCCAAAGCGTCAGTTCTCTTCGTGTGTACTCATTGAAGTAGGAGACTCTCTTGACTCGATCATCGCAGCTACTGGCGCTACTGTTAAGTACGTTGCAAACCGCGCAGGTATCGGTCTTAATATGGGTCGCCTCCGCGGATTGGATGCAACGATTCGGAATGGAGATGCTATTCATACTGGCAATATTGCTTTCTATAAACTACTTGTTGCTGCTCTTAAATCTTGCTCCCAGGGAGGAGTACGTGGAGGATCCGGTACGATCTACCATCCCTTCTGGCACTGTGAGATCGAAGACCTCCTAGTACTGAAGAACAATAAGGGCACCGAAGATAATCGTGTACGTCACGTAGACTACGGCGTCCAGTTTAACAAGCTGATGTACGAGCGACTGATTAAGGATGGTGACATCACCCTCTTTAGTCCAGCTAACGTACCAGGACTGTACGATGCATTCTTCGCTGACCAGGATGAGTTCAAGCGTATCTACGAAGAAGCTGAGCTCAACCCGAACATCAAGAAGAAGACGGTAAAGGCTCGCGATCTCTTTACTTCGTTCATGCAAGAGCGTAAGGACACTGGCCGAATCTACATCATGAATGTAGACAACGTCAACATCCAGGGCCCATTCCTTCCAGAGTACGCGCCTGTCAAGCAGTCGAATCTCTGTGCTGAGATCGGTCTTCCAACTAAAGAACTTAAGTCGCTAGAAGACCCTGATGGTGAGATCGCGCTATGCACCCTCGCTGCTCAGAACTGGGGTAAGATCCGTCGTCTAGAAGACTTCAAGCGTGGAGCACGTCTACTAGTTCGAGCACTGAACGAGCTGTTAGACTTCCAGGACTACCCAGTCGTAGCCGCTTACATGTCGACTATGGCTCGTCGTCCTCTTGGTGTCGGCATCATCAACTTCGCATACTTCCTAGCGAAGAATGGTATCACCTACCAAGACGTTACCCAAGAACAGCTACGCTTTATCGATGACTATGCTGAGGCTTGGTCGTACTACCTGATCGAAGCATCAGTTGAACTCGCAGAAGAGCGTGGAGCGTGTCCTAAGAGTCACGAGACTAAGTATGGACAAGGTATCCTACCAATCCATACCTACGCAAAGGCTGTCGATGATCTGACAGGGCCTAAGGCATGGAAGATGCCATGGGAGAAGCTCATTGAGAGGCTGAAGAAGGCCGGCATCTACAACTCGACTCTTATGGCTCTCATGCCGTCAGAGACTTCAGCACAGGTATCCAATTCGACTAATGGTGTCGAACCTCCTCGCGCTCTCGTCTCTGTGAAGGGATCGAAGGATGGACACCTCAAGCAGGTAGTTCCAGAGGTACGCAAGTACAAGAATAAATACGATCTACTATGGGATCATAAGTCGCCTAAAGGTTATCTCAAGATCATGGCTGTACTACAGAAGTACATCGACCAGTGCATCTCGGTTAACACATCCTACAATCCAGAGTTCTACCCGGACAATAAGATTCCGATGTCTGAACTGCTGACTGATATGCTGCTTCATTACAAGTGGGGCGGTAAGACTGCTTACTACTTCAACACTAATGATAGTGCAGGTGAACAGGAAGAGACCGAGGGCAATGCACCTCTCCTTCCAATCGAAGATGACGAGGACTGCGACTCATGCAAAATCTAAAGAGGATAAACGAAATGTTGAATGAAATTACGCCAGGTACCAACGTGGCTATCGATACTGACAACTGGGACCAGGTAGGTCTTGTTGGTAAGGTCGTCGAAGTACAAGGCCATAAGGCTATCGTCCTCACTGAGGCTGGTGTTCATATGACCGTCTCGCTTAACCAACTAACTGCACAGACGTTTCTAAGCGAGTAATGACTAACGTATTCTTTGACACTCCAGTAAGTATCTCACGCTTCGATAGGGTTAAGTACCCTTGGATGCGTAAGCTTACTAAGCAACAAAAGGGCTTCTTCTGGAGCCCTGACGAAGTAGAGCTGTCTCGTGACTCGAAAGACTTCAAAGGTCTCGATCCTCACCAACAGCATATCTTTACCTCTAACCTGATCCGTCAGATCCTGCTCGATTCTAAGCAGGGTTCGGCTCCTAGTGAAGCTTTCGGTCCTATCATCTCACTGCCTGAGATGCGCAACTTCGTTAAGTGCTGGGAGTTCTTCGAGGAGAACATCCACGCAGAGTCGTATCAGCATATCATCGAGAACCTCTATCCAAGTGCGTCGGAAGTATTCGACAAGATGGATAGCATCGATGAGATCATTGCTTGTGGTAAGGACATCGACAAGCATTATGATACGCTGATTACGTGGAACTGGATCAGACAAGACACTTCACTTAGTTCTTCCTATGACGAGTATGAACACAAGAAGGCACTATGGATGTGTCTCCATGCTGTTAATGCTCTTGAGGGTATCCGATTCTATGTAAGCTTCGCGTGCTCATGGGCATTCGCCGAGCTGAAGAAGATGGAAGGCAACGCGAAGATCATTAAGCTGATCGCTCGCGATGAGAACCTCCACCTAGCATTCACACAGCAGTTGATCAAGGCTCTTCCGAAAGAGGATCCTGACTTCGCTAAGATCGCACTTGAATGTGCTGAAGAAACAGCTCTTCTGTTCAAGGAAGTAGCTGATCAAGAGAAGGCATGGGCGCGGTATCTGTTCCAGCATGGATCGATGCTTGGTCTCAACGTACAGCTTCTTGAGAACTACGTGGACTTCATTGCATATAAGCGAGCGACTTCCATCGGAGTTAAGTATAGTCCACGCGTGAAGGATAATCCATTGCCTTGGACTATGAAATGGATTGGTGGTGCAGAAGTTCAAGTTGCACCTCAAGAAACCCAACAGACTCAATATGTTATTGGTGGTGTAGAGAACGACATCACTGAAAATACCTTTAAGGACTTTGTATTATGACGCTAGAACTCGCACGTGACCTCGGGCTCGGCTCGGCAATTGCACTATTCGAGGCTCAAGCTAAAGCTGGACTCGTGTTTCATGAGTCTTCTGATAACGATCATGCTAAGCGTATCGTTATCACAGCTCAACTCTTCGAAAACTATCTACTTGGAAAGATCGACTAATGGATATCAAACTAGGCTTACTTACTCTAAGCATCTCTGATGAGGTCGTGTGTCGAATGACTGACGCACTACAGCGCTTCGTCAATAACCTCGAGCAGGCTACTGATGGTGTTGTAGTCACCTTCGGTGAACCAGAAGTGCTGCCAGTAGAGGAGCCAACTCCGACGCCATGACCTTCAAACAGTTCTGTAAGCATGAGCACGGAACTTACGTCAGTCTTATACCATGTGATGCTGACGCGAAGAAACTAACAGAGTGGGTGGGCGATAACCTCACCCTCTCTAATGTTGTGCCAACAAAAGATCTACACACCACGCTCGTCTACAGCAAGACACCTGTCCCTGCAGTAGAAGACTATCAGTTTGGTAAGTACTTCTCAGGTAAGATCGTCGGATGGAAGCTGCTCGGAGACGAGCAGAACAAGTTCCTGGTCGCTCACGTAGAGTCTGAACAACTGCAAGATCTGTACGCAGATATGCAGAAGCTCGGAGCTACGTCTGATTATCCTGATTACATTCCTCACATCACAGTTGTGTATGACTATGAGGGAGAGCTGCCGACTGTCTATCCGAGTATGACGATCACGTATACAGCCGTCCATGTTGAGGGTTTGAAGGAGAGCTGGCGTCCAGCATAAATAGTCGTATGGATTACGACAACCCTTGGACTTATAACGGAACCCACGTTACTGATGCAGATAGCATTGGTCTCGTGGGTTTTGTGTATCTGATTGAAAACCTAGAGACCGGACGCAAGTACATCGGTAAGAAGCGTTTCTTCTTTACGAAGACGCGAACTGTCAAGAAGAAAAAGAAGCGTGAGAAGGTACCTTCTGATTGGAAGGAGTACTATGGTTCGAGTAAAGAACTGCAGGCTGACATCGATGTCCTAGGACCTGCGAAGTTCTCACGTACTATACTCTATATGTGTACCACATTGGGTGAGTGCTCGTACTATGAAGCTTACGAGCAGTTTGTTCGCGGTGTGCTACTCACTGACGATTACTACAACGGTTGGATATCAGCGAAGGTGTCCACATCACATTTACCGAAGAGGAAATAACGTGTTGACAATTTTCCAGAAGCTGTGTATAATGCTAATATCATATTCAAGCAGTATATACAGTGAGCTTAAGATTAAGTTCATAGCCTGGAAGTACCGACATGATAATGACATCGACTGGGAAAAGTGGCTATGATGAGCTTGATGACGAGCGCGTCTGGGTGCCAACCAAGTGCAACACCTGCTTTGCATGTCATCTTGATGTGAAGTCCTTTGAAGAGGAGGGATTGCTGCGCTGTTACTATGGTGGACCATTCACTCACTTCGAAAAGGTACCTGATGACGCTCCGTCAGATGATGATAGATCGGATCTACTCGGAGGTTCCGAACACTGTTAATACCTGCTCACGTTACCGGCATATCTTCTATACGCTCAGCGAGGAAGACACTAAGCGTGGACGGCGCCAGAACCTGAAGGCTGAGAACAGCAATCGGGTGAACCTCTACGATCTAGACAGTCTTGAAGACCAAGAGCTCTTCGATGTCTACAACCGCTTCTGTATGCGCTATTCAACATGGATGTAAGATGATTGAACACTTGAAGAGACTGTTCGTAGGGCTCATGGTTGTTGCAGTGTTTCTTTCAGCACTGTGCGCGCTGTGGGGCGCTCTATATCTAGCAGCGCACTACGTCTGGGCTGCCGTTATCGAGATCGTGTTGATAGTACTCGGTCTTGCCTATAAGATCGGTGATGATATCTTCAGCAAACCTGAAAGGCATCGTCTGTGACTCTAGAATCTAAGATCGCTCGCAACGCGCTACTAGCAGTCACCGATTGGTATGGTACCAAGACTGCTGAAAGATCTGGCGCACCACTGATCAACCACATCATCGAGGGCTGCTACGTCCTGGATGCTATCAACGCCGACTGCCTCACTAAAGCAGCATTCTGCTATCACCCGATGTTCCAGAACGATAACGATCTGATGTACAATCGGCGAGAGCTGTTTGGTATTCATCCATGGGTCGTGACTCTGATCATGGAGTATCGGAACGTAGCTAATCGTAGCCTGTCTGATATCGTGATCATGGGATGGGACGGCAACAACGACGAGAGCTGGCAGGTGCCTAAGCTCAAAAAGCCGATCAAGCTGAGTCCGCTGTTCCAGGTAAACCAGATGCTCGTAGCCGATAAGGTCCAGAATCGTAAGGACTTTACCATCTATCACAAAGACAATCATGCTCGATCTGTAGAGCTTACGTTCTACTTCGAGGAATGGTTGAAGGCACTGAACGCATACGACAAGTATCCTGATCTGCTCGAATCTATCTACACTGGAATCAAAGCGAATGGCTAAGCCAAAACTATACTATGTACGTTACCTCGCTCCGAAAGAGGCAGGTCTCGGTGAGCTGGTCCATGTGATCTCTTACTCGCACGAGAACGATGAGCCTCTCACTCTCGAGCTGTATCACACGATGCACCCAGAGGTCTTCACGGAAGACGGCTTCTATACCTTGATGGAATCGAAGAACGAGTTCCTCACCGTCCCTCTACCTGATAAGAAGAAAAAGAATTCCAAAAATACTGATTGACATTCTGACTCGACCAGTATATAATAGCTCTTATGCTGGTGTAGCTTAACTGAGCTAAAGCGACGTTCTCACATTCACGAATCGTTGGGGTTTGAGTGAGGGCGTGATGCAGGTTTGAATCCTGCCACCGGCCACCCTTTACATCGAGAGACTTTATAATGAGCGCAGATAAGCGTTCGGTGCACACTGATGCACTGGAAACCCTTGGCTATATTCTGTCAAGCGATGAAGCACGTGATGCTATCCATCTGGCAGTCGAACCTGTTATTGCTGGCTCGTATCTGAATCCAGGTGCGCATATCCAGCGTGGTGACGACAATAAGTACTACAACTGCCCGCCTAACGAAGGTCAGGGTATCGTAGATCCTTTCATCCAGGGTATGGTCCGTCCAGGTAACAAGTTCTGGTTGGTCGTATATCCTCGTAAGATCTCTTCGCTGCGTCACGTCTGGACTCATCCGGACTTTGATGATCTGCTTCATGACTTTAATCAGCATATCGCTGCTGAGGCGAGCACTGCTGTAGTTACGACCACTGTGACTATCGATCCTCTTGAGGATCGTAAGGCTGAGTCAAAGGCTTGGATCGAGGAATACGTCCATCGTCTTAATGATGAGAATGGTGCTGGTCGTGACGATGGTTACTACGGCGACTACTATGGCACCGTCGATTACGACGAGCTGATGCAAACTGCTAAAGAGCACGCTACGAGCGGCTGGTCTTATCTGTCGAAAGGTGGATTGCTCGAAGGCGTATGCACTGAGGATGCGTTCTGGGATCACTTCATAGTCGTAACTGGTATCGTTCCTAAGGAGCGCGGCAACTTCTTTAGCTGCTCTTGCTAAGATGAACCCGTTTTATCAGTATCGAGCAACCATCACTCGTATCGTTGATGGTGATACCGTCGATGCAATCTGTGATCTTGGTTTTCGTATCAATCGCAACGACCGCTTTCGTCTCTATGGTATCAATACACCGGAACGTGGTCGCCCTGGAGCTTCAGAAGCAACTGCCTATCTCACTAGCATGATCCCGGTAGGTGCAATCGTACTTATTCGTAGTCATAAACCGCAGACAATGGTGTCTGACAGCTTCGGCCGATGGGTGGCTGAGATATTCCTGCTGGATGGTACGAATGTCAACGATGCTATGATCGAAGCTGGTCATGCTGTTCCGTTTATGCGGGATAAGACATGAAGACTGCATACGAAGTGATCGAAGAAACTGATCCAGACGTGCTAGTCGAGATTATTGATCTTATTGTTGGACGACTCTTCGACAAGACCGAGCTTCGATATAAGGTCTTCCATGCTCAACGCGTCATAGAGATGCGCAAAGACCCTAGTCACGAATCATGGTGGGAACAACGTTAATGTTTGCACTAGCTGATAAAGAATGGCCAGGCACCAGTAAGCTTATCGAAGAATGTGGCGAAGTGCTGCAGGTTTGCGGTAAGCTTATGGGTAGTCGTGGCGATACCAATCACTGGTCTGGCGATCTACGAGCTAAGTTCGTAGAAGAACTGTCGGATCTATCTGCTGCTATGGCAGTCTTCATTACTCTTAATATGACTGATGAAGAGATCGCTCAGATGGATGTTCAAACCATGGCGAAGATGCAGAAGTACTTCCAATGGCATGAGAACGATAACAAATGAGACCTCAGGTGTTTATCGCAGCTACACTCAACTCTCTTGGTCTTACGGGCCGTGGTATGACTCATCTAGCTTATTCCGAGTTAGTCGCTAATACGTTTAAAGATACTCTAGAGTCTGGTCTACGTGTTGACCTTGAACTCCATCCGCATGATCTAAGAGCTGAAGCTGATCCAGCCACAGCAACTCTTAGTGATGTACGTAAAAGTATGTTGCCATGTCAATATGCTGATCGAGTCCATCTTATCTATTTTGATGAGAACGATAAGAGACAAGTTAGAGTTATGAAGTGGAGGTCATAGAATGAAGCCACGTATTCACGCTAAGGTAAGCGCAAAGCGCTTTGGTGGAGTACCAGACGACTATCTGGACATCCACAACTTCATCGACCAATCCAAGATGACCATGCCAGACATTCGTCATCGTGCCATCCTACATTCTGCCTTTGGCTGTTACCTAGTAGAGCAGATGTTCGGCATCTATCGCATTAATGCTGATGGTAAGGAATATAGTCCACGCGATGTCGCTGAAGAGCATATCATCGAGGACCTCGGCTTCATTCCAACTGTAGAGCGATGGCTGACTAACATGCCTATCGAAGGTTGGATGAGTGGAACATTAAAGCATCGTATGGCTCATAAGTCAGATGCAGAAAAAGGAAAGACTACAATTGTTGCCAACTAATTTTGATAAACTCGAAGCTATTCTGACTGAGAAGCGCGAAGAGCTGACTGCTCTCGTCAAAGAGTTCAACCTCAAGATGCAGGGTGAGTTTCGTAAGCTGACTTCTGTCTTCTTCGAGGAGACTGGTCTGCAGATGATCACCTGGAACCAGTACACGCCATCGTTTAACGACGGTGAACCCTGCGAGTTCACTGTTGGTGAAGCTATCTTCGTACGTAAGGGTTTCGATCCTGAAGAACTGCTAGGTGCAGAAGAATACGAAGACGACGAGTTGTATGGTACCGTCGAGTACTCGAGCTGGCGCGATAATGCTGGTGATGATCCTCTTAGCAGCGTATGTGCTAAGTTTAACGGTTTCCTGCAGCAAAACTATGATGTCCTCGAACAGATGTTTGACGGCGACTACGGTACTACGGTCTATCTGACCAAGGACGAAGTCTATACTGCAGAGTACGACTGCGGCTACTAAACAAAATTAAGGACCATGAAAAAAGTCCTTGACATTTGAAGCCAGCAGGTATATATAGAATACATCAAGCGGGTATAGCTTAGCGGCTAAAGCGTCTGGCTTCCACCCAGGATACGAGGGTTCGATTCCCTCTACCCGCTCCATTCATCAATGGGATGACTTCAGCAAACCATAGTATCTTCGGATACGCAGACGATCCTCACGGATCTTCAAACGTTATAGATTAGCTTCGGCTAATTCTATTTGATAAGCCGGCTTGTCCGGAAGCGTACAAGTTTCGCTACGAATTGCTTGTGTAGGTTCTAATGCCGAAACATTAGATAGGGCCGATCCTCGAATGAGATCTAGTTCAGCAGGCAGTAAGCAAGCCGCGCATCCCGACTACTTTATATTGACTCAGGGCTCCGTTCAGCAACTCACAAACTTTCTTTTGCATAGAAAACAAAAGTGAGCCCGGTAACATTATTTGGGTTAGGTTCAGCAACTCACACGCTAACCAACTGTTAATTGATCCTAGCGGACAAAAACTAACCCGTCATTGAGGAGATTATGACATGACGACTTTCGCATCAGCCGTACGCGGCACTCCTGTTCGTACCACCACGACCAATGGTATGGCAGCATATACGTCTACCAATCGCGCTAACACCGATCTATTCGGTCAGCTCGGCGCTTCTCGTGGTAAGGACATTACCAATCTATTCGCTCAGGCTCTAGCAGAGAATCCTGAATACGCCATCCGTATCGCCCTCTGGGGTCGTGATATCCGTGGTGGTGCCGGTGAGCGTAAGCTCTTCCGTGACATCCTGCTCCAGCTTGAGAAGTCAAACCCTCGCTATCTGCTCGAGACGAATCTTCTGAATCGTGTTCCTGAGCTCGGCCGTTTCGACGACCTTCTCATCTTCACGAACCCAGAGGTTAAGTTCCTCGCGTTCAGCATCATTCGTAATGCGCTAGAGTCTAAGAACGGCCTGGCTGCAAAGTGGATGCCACGTAAGGGTGCAACTGCTGTGGAGCTTCGTAAGTTCCTCGGTTGGTCGCCAAAGTTCTATCGTAAGACTCTGGTTTCTCTGACGAATGTCGTTGAGACTCAGATGTGTGCACGTGAATTTGAGCGCATCAACTTCAGCCACGTCCCATCTCTCGCTATGTCGCGTTACACTAAGGCCTTTGCTAAGCAGGCGCCTATTGCTTTCACGACCTTCAAGGAGAAGCTGGTCAAGGGTGATAAGACCGTAAAGGTAAATGCTGCGGCAGTATATCCTTACGACATCATCAAGAACCTGCGCAGCTCTAGGGATACGCAGCTAGTCGATGCTCAGTGGAACGCACTACCTAACTTCATCGGTGACGCGAATGTTCTGCCTCTGGTAGACGTCTCGGGTTCGATGACCTGCTCGGCAGGCGGTTCTAGTGCCATCACCTGTCTCGATGTCGCCATCTCACTTGGTCTCTATTGTTCGGGCAAGAACACTGGCAAGTTCAAGGATGTGTTCCTCACGTTCTCGACCAGCACAGAGTTCGTCACGGTTCGTGGTAGCCTCTCTGAGCGCTACAACACCATGGCTCGTTCTAACTGGGACATGAGCACGAATCTTGAGCTAGCGCTTAAGAAGATCCTCACGATGGCAGTGTCTAACGGCGTGCCACAGAGCGAGATGCCAGGCGCACTACTCATCATGTCGGATATGCAGTTCAACGCTGCTATTCGTAGTCCTTCGGCTACGGCTATCGAGATGATCCGTAACGATTATATCCGTGCTGGGTACACCCCACCAGCGGTTATCTTCTGGAACATCAATGCTTCTGGTAACTCGCCAGTTAAGTACGATACGACCGGCACTGCTCTGATCTCGGGCTTCTCGCCAGCGATCATGAAGTCTGTCCTGTCGGCAGATCTGAAGAACATGACTCCTGAGGGCGTGATGTTGAAGACGATCATGGCAGACAAGTACGACTTCCGCTAATACCCCGACGTTCTTCTCCTTCCTCTCGTCGGGAAACACTGGGAGGGTCTTAACGGATCCTCCCTCTTTTTAGGATGAACGATGAAAGCTAAAGCTAGTATCAGCCAACAGGCTCGTCAGCTTCTAGCTGATGCATACACGGCTCAGAATAAGCCATGGTTCGCCTCCGAGATTTTGAAGGGCTGGAGCCAACAGTTCGATACGACACTAATACTGTTGACACAACTGCTCGATGCTCCGCCTAAGAAGTACTGCAAATACGATCTACCCGGTGTAGAATCCATTGACGAATATTGTACGTGTCATTGGTGCAACCCGGTTCTTCCTACGTAACAATAGGCTCATTACAGCAACTCATAGCATTCCATTTCAAGGACGAAACCTGGGTTCGAATCCCAGCCCCCACTCCAAACTATGTGGGGGTAGTGCAGCGGTTAGCACGCGTAAAGCAAAAAAGTTGAGCCTGGTATAATCAAAGGTACATTATGAGTTGGTATAGCCGTAGACGCAATAGGGTTCGTGGGCCTAAGCCCGTCCTAGTCGTCGAAGACTACAAGAATTCTATCGGCCAGACTATCAAGCCGAATGACGACATTATCATCGTAACTACCTGCACTGGCAGGACTAAGATCGCTCCTGGTGTCTATCTCGGTACTAAGAACGGCCACGTAAGCTGTCGTACTCAGTACAACGGTACTCAGTATCGTAACAAAGAGACTGGTCTAGTCGAAGAGAACTTCTGGAATCTGTATACAAAACGTGTACCGTATCCTCGGCAGGGTCATGACTACGTAAGTTATAACTCGCCAGAGTATTCCAAAGCACAAGAGGAATATAGCGCTAAGTCTAAAGCTTTCATGGCGTTGTATGACTCTGAGAATGTTCCGATGTTCCGTGGTACGACTCTCCAGCTAGATCGTATCTACAAGATCGATACTTCAGTTTTTGATCTTAAAGTGTAAATAAATGTTGACATTTAGTCAACAAAGGTATATAAGTAAAGTGTAAGGCAGGGTAGCTCCCGACAGTCTTTACATCTAGGATGCTTACAGCAAACATTAGTAGCTCAATGGTAGAGCAATAGGTTTAGACCCTGTGTGTCCGGTTCGAATCCGGCTAAGTTGCATCCTGTTAAAACAAATAGGTTCTATTCAGCAAACTCAAATCATGGGTTCGATTCCCATAAAAGCCGCCATAAACTGGCTTTTGCTATTGGAGCAAAACGAGAACCTGTTATAAATACGAATACATCTAGGTGTGGACTAATTGGTAAGTCGTCTGGTCTGGAGCCAGGACATCATGGGGGTTCAAGTCCCTCCACCTAGACCATCGTGGTAGAATACAATCGGGGATTGGCGCAGCCTGGTAGCGCACCTGCTTTGGGAGCAGGGGGCCGTAGGTTCAAATCCTACATTCCCGACCATTCTTTAAAAGGATTCGTTATGACTAAGCGTAAGGGCTCCCGCTCTATTGTAGTTGACGGCCAAGAGTATTCTTGGTATCGTGGTAGCATGGCCACTGAGATTCGTAATCTCGCTACTAACAAAGCAGTTCATGTTCTCAATTCTTCTCTCGAAAAGAAGGTTATCATCGACCAGTGCGAATACGGTTCAGACTGTTGTCCAATCGTAACTGGTGATGCAACTACACCTTCGACTGTTGCTGCGTATATCAAAGCCAACAGCATTTGACCGAACAAGTCTTCACTAAAGAATGGTGCGAACTCTGTGAGCGTGCTGTTATTATCTGCTATAAGTGCGGTAATAATACATGCAATGGAGGATATGGCACAGTAGATGGTAAAGACTGCGATGTCTGTCCAGATGCTTACAAGGCTGACGGCTTATAACTAATATGTGTGCTTAGCTCAGATGGTAGAGCAGGAGACTCTAAATCTCCGGGTCGTGGGTTCGAGCCCCACAGTGCACACCACATGCATACTCCTCTTCAGTAGACTATAAGTAGTCGAAAGAGAGGAGTAATTGTATGGCTAACGTAACAGTGAATATCGGTGATCCTCTGATCATCGTTCTTAAGATGAAGAAGAACCAGGAAGATGTTTCGCTTGGTGGCTGGAGCGTAGCTTATAAGCTACTATCGCCCGCGAACACTGACTCTGAGCATGACTTTACAGTTTCTACTGAGGGTGATGCTATTACGATGTCCCTCTCAGATACATCGAATCTAAGTCCTGGCTTCAACGTCATGCATATCAAACTGACTTCGCCAACCAACGTCATTCTACGTTATAAGGTCAACGTCAAAGTTACTAGGGCTGTTATCTAATGTCTCTAAGTAACAATGTCATCGGCTTTAATGAACTACCACACAGCTATCAGCTCCAAGTGGTTGGTGACAGTGACGTCTATAGTCTAGTAGTATCGCAGCCTAATGCAGGTGATGTCGAACTGACTATCGAAAACATGACGGCTGAAGATCAGTATGCGATCAGCACTATCGCTGCTATCGCTGGTGCACCGGGACCTCCTGGTCCACAAGGACCTGAAGGCGAACCGGGTCCGGCTGGATCTGATGGTCAGGGTCTACGTTACTTTACCTATCAAGTGACTAACGCTAACGCGATCTGGTTGATCCCACATAACCTCGGTACTATCCCCCACGTCGACATCCTAGATCTAGATGGATCTGTCGTCGTAGCTGCTGTAAAATACCTCGATATAAATACAGTAGAAATAGACTTTGGCGTACCCTTCAGCGGTAGCGCAGTCCTGAGGGGATAACACATGGCATCAATTAAAGTACTAGTCAGTTATGACTTTCAGAAGAACCAGATTCAGAATGCTGTCATGCATCCTCTGTCTTCGGCTCCAAGCTCTCCATCGCTCGGTCAGATGTATTTCGATACAGCAGCTGATCGATTCTACGTTAAGAATTCGACTGGCTTCGGTCTAAAGGCTACTGATTCCGATCTTCTAACAGGTCAGAACGGCGCTTACTACCTAGCTCGTGCAAACTTCACTGGCACTCAGCTCGCATCGACTATCTCTGATCTTGCTACGACTGTACAGTCATACCGTCTTGATCAGTTCTCAGCTCCGACTGTTAACGTATCGTTTAACAACCTACGTGCTATCAACCTTGCCGATCCTGTCAATCCACAGGATGCTGCAACGATGCTATGGACCCAGTCACTAGTTGCTAACGCAGCTGCTGGTATCGATGCTAAGGCTTCAGTTCGTCTTGCTACCACGGCTAATATCACACTGTCTGGTACTCAGACTATCGATGGTGTTGCTGCTAATATCGGTGATCGTGTTCTTGTTAAGAACCAGTCGACCGGATCGCAGAACGGTGTCTACACTGTCGCAGCAGGCGCATGGCCAAGGGCTACTGATGCTGATGCTAATGGTGAGATTAACCCAGGCGCATTCTGGTACGTCGAAGAAGGTACAGCGAATCTTAAGACTCAGTGGCGCGTTGAGAACACGGGTCTAATCACCCTTGGTTCTACCGCCATCTCGATCAACCAGTTCGGTGGTTCAGCTAACTACACGTTCAGCAATGGTCTTACTGCTGCTGGTTCGGTTGTATCTGTCCAAGCGTTCACTGGTATCTCGGTTACTGCATCAGGCGTAGCTATCGATACTGGCGTTGTAGCTCGTAAGTACTCAACCAATATCGGCGACGGTACTGCGACTACTATCACGGTAACTCATAGTCTTGGTACGACTGATGTGATCGTTCAGCTAAAGGACACTGCTGGTAACGTAGTTATCGCCGATGTTAATACTGCGACGATCAACACGGTTACTATCACCTTTGCTACCGCACCAGCGGCTAACGCATATCGTGCGACAGTTATCGGATAATAGATGCTCGGCGCAGAACCACTAGGCACTCTCGCCCTAGGTACATATCGCTATGTACCACCGACTGTAAGAGTTTACCGCGGGGCTTTGTCTCGCTCCGCGGTCTACAAAGGCGTAGCTAATGATGCTACGCTATATAAAGGCGCACTAGCGCTCTTCTAAACTATGAAGGACTACAACATGACTGATACTACGAACTAGGTCTGCAAGGAAGCGGTATTCCACTTCAACAAAGCACACCTATCTGATCCTTCGATCCCGATGTGGGTCCTCAAAGCTAAGGGTCAGACTTTCTACGTCGATCACGTAGATTCTAAGATCGGCTTCTCTACTAAAGAGACTCCTGACAATTCGCATACCAAAGGCGCCATCAAGTTCAAGCACTGTCTTGTCGCGATCGCTGAAGGTGTAGCAACTATAACCAGAGGAGAGCAGTAATGCTTCGGTAGAACTCCACTGGTCCTCCCTGATCCAAACTTTATTATTGACATTTACTCACTTTTGAATTAAGATCTAGGAATAATATATGCTACAGAATATCAAGACTCTTTGGAAGTCGCTCGCAGACAGCAAGTCTATCACTGCTGTTAATGTCATTCAATATGGCATCCTTCGCGCTCTAGCCACTAACGCGCCAGACAAGATCACTATCGCGAAGCGCATCCTTCGTAGGTCGTTTACGCCGGTGACTCGTCAGGTAAAGCTGGCTAACGGTCATCCTGCATTTAATGCGATGGACAAGAGCGTTAACAATGCTTCTTCGTTCATTGAGCGTTATAATCGTACCACCTATAAGTGGGAGAAGTCTCCTGCTCTGATGCTTGGTGTACCTTCGAATGAACTCCTCACGCCAGAAGAGATCGAAGAGTACAACACCATCTACGACGCGGTACGTAAGACCGGTGCTATAGCTCGTCACTACTCGTACTTCTTTACTCGTCAGGATATCTTCAACGAGTATCAGCTTGTCCAGACTGCTCACGTAGCTCTGGAACTAGGCAATAAGCTTCCGCCTGAAGCGATTAAGGATCTACACTTCACTGTATGTGGTGTGCCTGATCTGGAAGCTCTACGCGACGTACAAAAGCTACTAGAGACGTGGAACGCTCCTCATGTCGTGTTCCGCGAACCAGATATCGGTAATCAGCTGACTTCAATTGGAGTCTACCCAGTTGCCGAACATAAGCGCGGAGTTCTTAAGAGCTACAATCTGCTCCGCTTCAATAGATAATGAGAGACAATAATGCCTAACACCTTCTTCATCTCTGACACGCACTTTGGTCACGAGAATACCTGCACGAAGTTTAAACGTGACGATGGTACTCCTCTTCGTCCCTTCGCCAATGCGCAGGAGATGGATGAAGAGATGGTTAAGCGCTGGAATGAAGTAGTCAAGGATGGCGATAAAGTCTACCACCTTGGCGACGTAGTTATGAGCAAGAAGCATATCACAACTATGCTTCGACTCAAAGGATCAAAACGTCTGATCCTCGGCAATCATGATCTCCTTGGAGTCCGAGAGTACATCAAGTACTTCAAGGAGGTCTACGCCATTCGAGTACTAGAGGACGTAACACTCACCCACGTTCCTCTGCATCCTGAGTCGATCACTCAGCGCTGGAAGACTAACGTCCATGGTCATACCCACGCTAATAACATGTATCGATTCAACATCGATAAGAACGACATCTATAGTAGCGGTCTTATTAAAGAACTAGATCCGCTCTACTACAACGTGTCGGTAGAACAGATCGACTATCGTCCAATCGAGTTCAGTGAGCTTCGTGCTCGCATCGCTGCTCGTCAGCAGGAATACGGAACTCCAGACTACGGAAAGTATGTTCACAATGCCGGTTAATTTCGAAGCATTCACACCTAAGACTCTTGAAGAGGCAGTAGATCACATCTGCTCTAGCCTTACTGGTTCGGAGGTCAAGTATCTTCGATCAGAAGGTGCCATCAGTACTCATCATGGCTTCGGCACTATGATGCGTAACTACTGGGGTCTATGGGAACACGATAGTCCGTTAGCTATACATTTCCGCGAGGAGTATGGCATCGGACATGCCGATGATATGAGCGGTCTAATTCTTACCGCCATAGACCAACGCCTAAACTCTCAGCCACAGCAGTTAGATGCCGAGGTCGAATCGTACAAAGATCACTGGGCACAATATAACATAGATCCGCTCACACAAAAGCCGATATAAATACCATACTTAATACGCTCCTAAAGCATAAATGGTGATGCGCCGGTTTTGTACTCCGGCTAAATCGGTTCGATTCCGGTTAGGAGCTCCATCTTGGAGAACATCATGTTCATTCTATTTCTGATTGCAGCTGCAGTCGCTGCCTATTTCGTCTACATGCATCTTCTGAATAAGCATGAAGTAGAAGTAGTTACCCCTCCAGTAGTTACGCCACCTGTGGATGAGACGGATGTTATTCTTCCGCCAACTCTTCCTACGGTTCCTTCGACGCATGAGCCTGACCCTCGTCCAACTGGACCGGGCGGAGTTCACTACCCGATTCCGTAATCTACTATACGATCGAAGATACCTGAGGCCGCTGGGAGTGATTCCGGCGGCCTTTTATTATGCCTTGACATTTTCTTGACATTATTATAATATGACCTAGTTATGAAGGAGGGTATCACAATATGGTTAAACCACTATTCGGCGGCACAGTCAGTACACCGAACGTTATTCCTATCGAGTCAGCTCGGCAGGTCGTTCCGGTTACTCGATCGAGTGGCGTTGCCATGAAGCCGATCACTGTTTCCGAGGTCATCGACTTCGGCGGTAAGGCAACGGCCTCGATCCCGGCTGCCACTTCGAAGATCACCGCCATGGTGAAGTCGAAGGACATGGACGAGATGGGAGCCCTCCTTCTGGAGACCGTGTCGATGGCTAAGGGGTACGACCCCACGAATATGGAGTCGAAGGGCTTCTTCGGTAAGCTGTTCGGTAAGGCGGTTAACATCAAGGACCGCTTCAATACGGTCGATGCTTCCGTCAAGCAGCTCATCACCCAGCTCGACACGAAGACGGCGCTCTTCCGGGGTCGCATCCAAGACCTCGAGAACATCAAGATCCAGCTCAAGGCTGATTACGATGCACTCGAGATCGAGATCGCTGATATCTATGCACGCGCAGACTGGATGGACGCTAACATTCCAGTCGTCGACATGACCAACCCGATGGAAGCATCCAAGGTCGCTGACTGGAAGATGGCATCGGCTATGGGTCGTAAACGTGCTGATGATCTCAGCCGTCTCCGCCTCCTGTTCGAGCAGCAGGCAGCTCAGGTCGATCAGATGAAGACCAACTCGGCGCTTCTGGCTATCGACATGAACGACATGAAGAGCACGATGATCCCTGCTCTCCAGTCGACCTTCGCTCTGTTCATTATCAATATGGAACAGAAGAAGGGCGCAGAGTTTGGTTCGGCTATGAAGTCGATGACCAACGATGCGATCAACAAGAACGCGGCGTCACTTGGCGCAGCCACGACGGCAGTCACCACCTCGTTGACTACGTCCAATATCGAATTGGCGACGCTTCAGAATAATCAGAACGCGATCGTCACCTCGCTTGCTGAGAGGGAGCGTATCATGACTGAAATGAAACTCCGTCTCCGCTCGGAAGCGCCTCAGCTTGAGCAACTGAGCCGTGATCTCGCCGCTACGCTCGTTAAGTAAAAGGAAGGAAGATTATGGACTTCGATCTTGCCAAAAAGGCAGAGACGTTCACGTTCGAGCTCGCCAAGAAGGGTGTAACTGATGCGCCTGTCATGGCGGTCTGGGCTGCACTCGATATCTCGGGTTCGATGGACGATGAGATCGCTGATGGTTCGATGCAGACCATCCTTGATCAGTTCGGTGGTGTCGCAATCAAGTTCGATGACAACAACGAGATCGATATCGTCAAGTTCGACGATCAGGTCGATTACGTCGGCACCTGGACCGTGGACGATTATAAGACGTTCGTCCGCAACCGTCGCATTAATGTACGCGGCGGCACGTCCTACTCACCGTTCATTAACTATATCGTGAACAACCGGTATGGTTCGGATGCAATCGCATACGAGACGGTGACCAAGACTCGTACTGTCAAGGGCTTCATGGGCTTCGGCTCGAAGACCGAGGAGTATCAGGAGCGTGTGCCGATGCAGTCGGCTAGCGGCGCCAAGGAACCGACGCTGGTTCTCGTCCTGACTGATGGTGATCCCAACAGCGAGCGGATCGGCCTCATCCAGGCTGCTCTGCGTAGTGCATCGGCTCATCCGATCTTCTTCGCGTTCATCGGCTTCTCCAATCAGTCGACGGCGTTCAACACGCTGAAGCAGCTGGATAAGGAGTTCGACAACGTCGGCTTCATCACCGCCAAGTTCGGCGCCAAGGATGCGGATCTCTATGCAGATCTGATCACGCCCAAGCTGCTCGCTTTCATCAAGCGATTCCCGGCCAAGGTTTCGGCCTAAACACCTCGGGCGGGCTTCGGTCCGCCCACCTTTTTGAAATGGATATCTGAAATGCTACTCACTGGGTTGCTGGCCTTTGCCGGCGTCATTCTTATCGACATCGTGTTGTCTGGTGATAACGCGGTAGTCATCGGCGCTATGGCAGCCAGTTTGCCAGAAGCGCAGCGCAATAAGGCCATCATGTATGGTATGATCATTGCTGTTGTTGCACGAATCATCCTCTCGCTCGGCGCCGTCTATCTGCTCATGATCCCTGGCATCCAGGTCATCGGTGCAGCCGCTCTTATCTGGGTCGCGTACAACATGTACAAGGACCTCAAGGATGACGGTGATCTGAACGACTCTACCGAAACCAAGGCTCCACGCACCTTTGCATCGGCTATGATCGCTATCACTGTCGCTGATCTCTCTATGAGCATCGATAACGTCCTTGCTGTCGCTGGCACGGCCCGCGATCATTGGGAAGCACTCGTCTTCGGTCTTGTTCTGTCGGTCGCCATCATGGCCTTTGCTGCCAAGTTCGTCTCGAATATGATCCAGCGTTGGGCATGGATCGCATGGGTCGGTCTTGCGTTCATCCTGATCATTGCAGCTAAGATGTTCTACCATGGCATCCCTGAGCTGCTCGCTTACTTTAACTAATCACCGCCATTGACATTTCTTTCCTATCATGATATAAAAGTCATGGAAGGAAGGTAAAGGGAACTAAATCCGAATGTTTCGTCTATTCAGCAGGCGCTTCCTTCCTACGCCTGCTTCACACACGAGGAATACATACATGGCTGATTTCGATCTTTCGAAGGGTCAGACGTTTGATCTGACCAAGGCTGCTCCCAACGTTAGCCGATTCTATGTCGGCATGGGCTGGACGAGTCCGGAGGCCTATGATCTCGACGTTTCGCTGTTCCCCTGCCGTATCAACGCGGCTGGCGATCCTGAACTCCTCTCGCCTCCGTACTTCATCTGGTACAACAACCTCGAGTCGCCTTGCAAGGGTCTCATCCATTCGCCAGACAATCGCGATGGTGTCGACGGTCTCAGCCCGACCGGTCTTCCCACGAAGGACGATGAATGGATCCAGATGGATCTGTCGAAGATCGATTCGCAGATCGTCGAGCTGTCCTTCATCGTGACGATCCATGAAGCCGCTCAGAAGGGTCACAACTTCAAGAAGGTCCAGGACGCCTTCATCCGCATCTGCGAGATGGATGCGGCCGGCGAGCCCACTCGGGAGATCGTCAAGTACAACCTGAAGGAAGACGGCGGCGATAACTACGCTGTTCAGTTTGGGTCGCTCACCAAGAAGCCTTCGGGCAACTGGGAGTTCGAAGCACTCGGCGCCGGCTTCAAGACTGATCTGGGTACTATCATCAAGCAGTTCATGCCCGGCGCGAGCGTCAAGGGCTAAGGAAGTCTCATGGTTCGTAAGCTAAACATTCCGGACCAAGAGCCGCAGCCCGTGGAGCAACCAGTTCCACGGGCTCGCGTCCTCAGTATTCAGAATGATCCGACTCCACCTGTCGTAGCGACTCCCGCTCCTCGTGTGAGAACGTTGAACATTCAAAATGAAGTCTACGTTCAGCCTCTTAAGCCGACTCGGCCAAAGACTAAGACTGACGAGCTGATCGATGAGGTCAAGGCCATCGATCCAACCATTGATGCTATTCGTCTTCGCGTTCGTATCGATACGCTGCTAGCCGCCGATATGAAGACCATCCTCGACTGGGGTGAGTCTAATCTGGTTCCGCTAAGAGCTGCCTCTAGTATTCAATCCAAGATTGTGGCTAGAATGGACCAGATCAATGCTAACGGCTGGCTAAGGGAGTCCATGGAGGTCTCATGCAAAAAGCCCTCTCTCATGGATAGACAGGCGGCTAAGAAATCACCTGAGTACTACGA